ATGCTAGTAAATACAGACATATTGAGACATAGCCCCAATAAATTGGAAGCTATGAAGTACTCTTTTTTTCTAAAAAAATCTTATGTTAATAAAGAAGGGAAATGTCCTCTTTATCTGAACCTTTATATTCATAAGCAACGAAAAAGAATTCCTATTAACTTATTCATTACTCCAAGTGAATGGTCAAAAAGCACACAAAGAATTTCAAAAAAATGCGAGAATCATTTTGATTATAATCTTATTCTTAAAAACATTGAATCTAGAATTAACGAAATAGAAATTCAATTCAGATTGAGTAATCAAATTCTTACAGTCGATAAATGTGCAGATCTCTTAAAAAGACCTGATCTTACTATTGATTTTATATCTTTTGTAGAATACGAGATGAGTTTAAAGTTGATGGAAGAAAATTCAATAAAAAACCATGAATCCGTACTTAAAAAACTGAAAAAATACAAACAGAATATTTTATTCGCAGATATAAATGAACTTTTTATAGCTAAATATAGACAATATCTAGCTACTAAATTAGGCAATCAAGAAGCAACCATTGATAGTAATATAAAAGTGATAAAACACTATATTAAATTAGCAAAGAAAAGAGGACTAATCATAAATATTGACTTAGAACGAATAAAAATCAGGCAACATAGAAGCCATAGGACGAATCTTTCTCTAGCAGAAGTAGAAAGAATGAAAGAATATTATTTTTCAAACTTCATTAAGGAGAGTCATAAAAAAACGCTTGGATACTTTCTATTTAATTGTATGACAGGATTGAGAATAAATGACTTACTCAGGCTCAAAAGAGAACAGTTGAATGAAGATTTTTTTAACTTTTGGAATCAAAAATCAAAAAAACAACAAATATTAATGACCAATGAAACATGTAAAAAGATCTTGACCCATGATCCTGAACTTTTTATTAACAAAGTAACAGCAAAAACTATCAATGAAACTATCAAAGAAATAGCTGTTTTTCTTGGAATTAAAAAGCATGTTACTTGTCATATTGCTAGACATACTTTTGCCACTAATTATCTTCGTCGTGGTGGAAAAGTGGAAGATTTACAAATTCTTTTAGCTCATTCCGATATAAAAACCACAATGGTTTATGTACACATTGTGGAGTCAGAGACTATAAAATCTATGAAACTGCTTGATTAGTATGTCTCCGACATTAATGTCGGAGACATACTATTTTATCGTTTCGGTGGTTATTTCTATTTGATAGGTATTATCTCCTATCTTATCTTTATTTATTCTTTTGATAATATGTTTTTTTGAATAGCAATACAAATAGTGGGATATATCATATTGGCTAAATTCAGAGATATTGGCTATAAAATTCCAAGAATATTCCTCATTGTTTACTCTTTGATTCAGCCATTTTTCCCAATAATTTTTGAATAGAATAGGGAAAGTAGTTCCAGTAGGATAAGTGGCATTATTAATTCCATTCACTAAACCTTCGTAATGTACTAATGAAAGTATAGTATCCGAATCTTTTTTAACATGAGCCGTTGCAGTATGATTTTCTTTCGCTTTTGCTACTGGCATTACATATCCGTTGATTTCAATTACTTTTGTTTCCTTTTCTTCTTTCCCATTGAGCTTCATTCCGTTTTTATCATAAAAAACTGAATCCAATTTATAACCTTCATCAAAGTCCATGAATTTCAATAAAAAAGACTTATCTACCTGAAGAGTTCTTTTAGGCTTTAGTATTTCATATTTTCTAAAATCTTTTGGTATTGGAGTGGTTTGAGAAACCACTTTGTTCATATAAACATTTTTATCTATGATTGTTAAATCGTAATTAAACCAATTCTGAATAATATTTATTAACTCACTAAATGTCATGTCTGGAACTGCCCTTTTAAGATCTATTTTATTTTCATTTATAACTACTCTATATTCTTCTGCATTTTCATTACTATCAGTCTGTTGAGCAGACTGAGAACGAAGATGTGCAACAAGAATTTCAGGAATTACAGGATCTGTTCCCGAGCCGCTTCCATGAAAACCGCCCACGGTTCCACTTCTTAATTCCATATCATACCTAAATGTAACTTTTACCTGAGTATTAGGATTTTGAATATTAAAAAAATGAGATTTAGAAAAATCAAACTCATTATTGGTGGGAACCACAGTAACTATCCCATCTATTTCTATTTTTAAATAAATAATACGGGGTGCTACCCATGTGGGCTGAGATGCCGAGAAATGGAAATCTAATCTATATTCATCAGCTTTTTCAATGGTAAAAATGCCTTCATATATATATTCTCCATAAGTTTTAGGAGGGTTTTTAATAATATTCTTTGTTTTGTACTGACTTTTATTAATCCTTAATACTTCTTTATTTAATATCCATTGATTTTTGAAATATTGTCCTCCTGAAAAAACCCATTTATCCTTTATATTCTCATCTAACCAAATATCTCCCTTAAGCTCATATCCCGCATCTGCAAAGCCTATACTCAATAAATAGAGTAAATAAGGACATGGATGTATGATGTTCACATTATCTATTGTCCAGTTATTTTGCTCTGTAGGAAAAACATTTTTAGCAAATTTCAACTCACCATTTTCTATAATGGTATGATTATAATACCCTTCAAAAGCATCCCACATTACTTCTGTAGGACTGTATTTATTAGTGTATATTCTTGGGAAATTGTAATTAGTTTCAGGAAATTTTTTAGATACTATATCAGCCGCATGATTATAAATATCCGTTACTTCTAAAACCTCTAGAGGAAGTTCTGAAAGTTTTTTATCATAATTAGGAATTTGGTCAAACCCAAAATCTATTTGCCCCGTGAGAAAAATACCTTCAATACTGATAATTTCAAGTTTTGCTTCGTACATTTTCCCTTCAAAAAGTAAATGCCCATTGATAAACTTTTCTAAATCAATATTTTCATGGCTAATATAATCACCAAAAGTTCGGATGAAATCATCATCCATATACACTTCAAATGGAAATGTAAATTTGGTAAGTTGCTTATCATTTAGTTTAGAATTTTCTTCTTGAAAAGAAATTTTCAAAGAAGAAAGATTTAAAATACCTTTATCAGAATAAAATATCACTTCCATATTTCATCAATAATTAATAGTTGTAAATCAAAGGCAATTAATTGGGCTGTACTATCTTCGCCATTTATTTTTTCAGAATTAGGAATGCATTTTAATATTCTATCTTCTAATTCTATAAACGCTAATGGAGATTCCATCATTTCTTCTATCATCGAAATTTCATCTTTTAAAATGAAACCCGTATTAATTTCGATGACCTTTTCTTTTTCCGAATCGTATTTTTTTATTTTATCGGAGAAAACGCTTCTAGAAATAGTATGATTAAAACTACCTTTTACTTGGTATTCTCCTGTAAAAGATGCCCATTCAGAACAATAATTTTGATTCAACCACTGAACATGAATTACATGTTTGGTCTTTGGAAATGTAACTACTTTTACCGTTCCAAAATTTTTCTTTTTAGGAAAATTCATGTTCTCATCCGTTATTTTTAATGTACTCACTTCTCTATGAGTACCATTTACGATAGTCTGAAGAACTCCCCAAGCAAACGGATGAATTTCTCCTTCCACATAGGGAATTAACAATTTAGACCCTGTTACTCTTCGTCTAAATTTGTGATTGGTGAGTAAGGGATAACATTTTGGTCGTTTCCCAGGGTAAAAGTAAAAATCTCCTAATTTTACCTTATCTAATGAACTGAATTTTTCATCAAGATCTTCAAGATGTATTTCCACTTTAATGGGCTTCATCGTATGAGATTTTAAAGGAGCATTTAATAAAAGTAATTCATTTCTCTTAATAAACTGATGTATTTTTTTCCCAACATCAATTTCGGCTTTTTCATTAAAATACATCACATGATAATGCTCTGAAAAAGAAATGATATTTCCCAAAATATCTTGAGTACCAAGAATGGAAATTTTTTTGAATTTGGAATTCAGATTATACTTATGAAAATAAAGTTTATTTTCGTCTAAGCAAAAATTATATTGCTCAAGTTCATTAATAACTTCTGCTTCTATAACATTGATAATTAAATCAATAGTAACTTGATTTACATTGTCAGAGATAATTACTTGCCCAGTGTATATACCTGGGAAAAGCATGGCAGAATTAGCCGTAACTACTTCAATTTGATTTCCACCAATAGGCTCTACTGTAAGCCAATATGGTGCAGAAATACTTACCGTAGAACTATCTACTGAAAGAGTAACACTTTTGGATTTTGATTCACCTTTTGAGCGATCTAAATCAAATTTTAAAGCAGTAGGGAAAACACTTAATGGTTCAGAACCAGTACTAGCTATAGCCTTAATATTTACATTGAAATCATAAACAGGACGAGAACTAAAAGCAGTGCTCAAAAATTCTTTGGCAGGATAATTTACTTGTTCACCATTTAATAAACGGTGTTTTAAGGTATCAAAACTGCTTCCTTTTTGAATGGAAAAAGTTTCATTACCTGTTTTTAAAAAAGATAAATCTGTAGTAGATGGATGAAACTTTAAATTTTTATTTGCTCCTGTTCCTGCAGGATTACATTGTATGCTTAAATCTCCTTCTAACTCATCAGTTGATACATTGTAAGAAATAAAGTAAGTGCTTTTATCTGTCATTTTAATGTTTGTTTTTTTCTATTAATCTTCTGTATTCTTTTTGCATTTCTTCGAGATCTTTACCCGTTCTGGCATTTTTTTCAAAAACACCTCTTACCCCATTTCGTTCTAATTTTTCTAATGCTTCAGTATTTTTTTCTAAAGCATTCAATATCTTTTTCATTACTTCATCAGAAGTCTTGGAATCCATAACTAATTGAGGATAAAATCCTTTTTCAAATCCTTCTACCCGGGCAACTTCATTCATAAAATCCTTCTTAAGTTTAGGGTCTATACGCTTCATTGCTTTTCCGGAAACTACTAATTCAGGGAAGTTTTTTCCTTGCTCACCTACCAGCATTGTAGGTTCATCATAAATACCACTCTTGCTTACTTGCTTTTTAGCTTGGAACATTTTGCCATCCTGTTTACGAATTACAGGATAATAACCACTTTGTGCACCTACCACCACTGGCGGTTCTGGTAGTGGCTGTCTTTCTATGGTTGCCACTTGCACCGCTCCCATAGCAGTAGCTACAGCAGTAAGTGCAGCGGCCATCCAAGGATTTTTGGCATGTTTGGACCAAATATTCATTACCGCTAATGCGGTGTTCCCAACAGCATCTGCTATCTTCATATTTTTTTCTCTTTTTGTGGCATCGAATTCTAATTGCCATTTTTTCATTGCTAATTCATTTTCATTAGCAATGGTTTTATGTTTGTATTCTTGCTGAGAAATTAATCCTGCTGCTAATTGAGTTTCTAGAGCTTTCTTTTTTCTTTCGTGAGCTACTTCAAATCTTCGTAGTTCAGCTTCTTGATTAGCTTTAGCGAACTGATGATAAGATGTCATAATGTTTTGGGCAATTTTCATTGCAGCCCCTATTCTTTGTATTTTACCTTCCAAAGTGTCCCAATTAATGAACATTGCTTCCCATTGTTCTGGTGTCAATCCCAAAATATCTGCAGAACCGCTAAATCCTGATAGTGTGGAAAGGCTGTTTTGGGCTTCACCTGCTCTTATAACTCCTAACTCTACGCCTATTTCTGCCAATTTAGCCTTCATTCCTTCAAGGGCCTTTACCTGTTCCTGTGTAAGTGCTGCATCTGGAATATCTGCCAAATTTTTAATCTGCTCTTTTATATATGCTTCCTGTATTTTGAGACTTTCTTTGGCGTAATGTTTTTGCAAGGCATTTTTGCCATCTTCCCAGGTTCTAATTTTATTATACTCATCTTTGGAGATTTTATCTTTTAGAAAGGCTTTTTGTTGCTCGACGGTTTCCAACGAAGCAATCATTTCATTTTCCTTTGTCTTCTGCTCCATTACCTTTTTATTAAAGACTTCTTCAGCTCTTTTAAGGTCTTCGGCGATGAATTTTTCTTTTAAAACTTTAATCTTTAATGCTGAAATGGTTTCCTCCTGCTTTTTAAGCTCGGTAAGGTCTGCGTTATGTTTTAGCCATTGGGTTTTGATTGCTTCAAACTTTTGTTTTTCTTCCCCCGTTTCTTTAGCAATTATTTCATCTAACTTTTTCAGTTCTGCTTCGGAATGTTTTTGTTTTTCCAGTTCATTTAATTTTTTAGCTTCTTCTAATCGTATTTTTTCCAATTCTTTATTATATCCCTCCTCCATCAGTTCCATTCTCATTTCCCGTGCTTTCAGTTCAATGGCTTTACTTTGCTCATCGTACTTTTCTTGTTCTTTCAGCAGCTTATCCTTTTGTTCTTTGTATTTTATCGCTTCTTGTTCGGCTCTTCGCTCCGCTTCAGTTTTCTTTGGATCTTTTCCTGTAGCATCTCCACCGCTTGTAGGAACAATGTAATTAGATTTTTCCAATTGTTTTTTTAGGGCAGCTTCTTTATCTGCTCTTAATTTTGCTGAAGCTTTTTCTTCTTTAACCAAAGCATCTGTTAAAAATGAGTCTGCTTTTTCATCTTCTATTTTATTTCTCATTTGCTGTGCAACTAAATTAGTCCATCGCTTTTTACTAGCTACTTTTAAATCTTTATTCTTTAAAGTTACTGTTTGACCAATGCCAAATTCGTCCCCACCTAAATAAATGGTTTCTTCGTGCTTTTCATTAGACGACAATTCAGTATATTTCTTCTTTTCATTTTCAATTTTTTGATTCAGTTGTTCATCTCTCTTAAGCCTTTCCTTTTGTCTTTCTTTTAATTCATCTTTGATAGCTTCCGCTCTGGCAGATGCTAAAATAGCATCACGCAAAGCGTAATAGCTATCTGCTGCCTTTCCATTCATAATGATTTCCGCATTTATATCTTTGAAATAAGAAGGATATTGTTCTTGTAGCTTTTGCACTGCTTTTAATCTTTCTTCTCTGCTAAGTTTATCATCAGTAGCTTTTTTATAGAGGATATCCAATGCAGAAGTTTCATCTGCCGCCCTATCCGTGGCATCTTTCATCACATCATTTAATGTTTTTTGTTTCTTTTCTGTATCCCCTATTACGCTATTATAAGTAAGAATAGCGGTAACCAAAAGACCAACTAAGGCAATGACCGCTCCTATTGGATTTGCAGACATTGCTGCATTTAATTTCGTTTGTGCTGCCGTTTGTAAATTTGTGGCTATTGTTTTAAATCCCAATAGAGAAATGAATTTTGCCACAGCCGCACCGCCTGCACCTATAGCTAAATTCCAACCTGTCTGAAGTATAGTAATGAGCCTTAATCTTAACATTCTTGCTTTTTCTACTGCTTCCAAAGCTATAGTTCTAACTATGCTCTCTTTTATTAAGCCATTATATAAAGCCATTGCAACGCTGGTGGAAATAATTCCAGCTCCTACAATTGCTATGATTCTTGTTACTCCAATAAGTATTTTAGATAATTTACTTTGTTCTTCTCCATTATCGATAGTAACGCCTAATAGTCTTCCGAACATTTCTATCAGCCAATTCAAAGTATTGGCAACGGCTTCTGTCTGGAAAATCCCCAAAAACTTTTTCTGTACTTTCTCATAAATGGCAGCTGCATTATTATTTACTTTATTAAATTCTTCTTGTAAAGATGTAGCTTCTGTTAATGATTGGTTAGATCTCTCAATAGATTTCCGGAATAGCTCCGTTTTTTCAGAAGCAGCTCCTACAATGGAGGTTAAATATTGGTCATTGAGTTTTAAACTTTTTAATATAGCAGATACTTCCGTAGCATCTAATCCTTTTAGTCCCTCTGAGAATTTTAAAAAGAATTCTGTAGGATCTGAATTAATCATATCCTTTACCTGCTGAACAGGAACATTCATTATCCTAGCAAATCCTTCAGTATCTGTGGCTGCTGTTTTTATAAAATTAGAATAGGCCGTAGCACTTCGTTCTGCGTCTACACCACTTTCTTCAAATGCAGCACCTAATGCCATAGCTTCCGCTACAGTAGGCTTTAGCTTATCTGGCAAGGCTCCTACACGCACAGTGAATTCAGCAATATTTTCTTCAGAAGCTGCTCCCGAAGCACCTAGATCATTCATAGATGAACCTATTTGATTAATAGCAGTAGCCATATCCAGATCTTTCGTTTCCCTAAACAATCCTTTTATTTTTCCTAACTTATTTGCCACCGCTTCTACTCCACCACTAAATGAATCGCCAAGTGCTACATAAGCCTTATCTACTTCACGGGTAAATTCTTTGATTTCGTTTTTTGGTACTCCAAGACGACCGCCTATTTCTGCTATTTTGAGTAAGTCTATGTTTTTTGTTCTTGTATCGAATTCGGAAAAAGAATTAGTAAGTTCTTTTACTTGTTTATCGGTCATCCCTGTAGTCTTAGCTACAGCAGTTTGAGCATCTGCCATCTTATTATTAAGATCAATGGTGGACTGAATGCTCATACCTACACCTACTAATGTAGCAGACAGTGCTACTGCCATTCCTGAATAGTGATTGAATTTATCTGCTAGATTGTTAAGCGTACTAGTTGCTGCACGAGAACCTGAACGAAGCTCATTTATACGCGTATTAATCTGTGATAATTCGGCTTGGGTTGCCTTAAATTCATCCGTACCTGGAGCCATATGAGTCAGCACATGTCTTAAATCGTTAGCTCTCTTTTGTAATTGTTGCATAGTCAATGACATGATATTCATACCATGTATTTCAATGTCTATAATCTTTTTGTTATCTGCTATAGCTTCAGTAAGTTTTTTTACCTCTTTTTCAGCATTTTTATATTCTTCCGAATCTTTTTTTCTTTGCCGAGAAAGATTCTCCATAATCTTCTTTTGTTCTCTCAGGCTTTCAGATAGTTTTTCATTTTCTTTTTCCAAATCAGCTACGCGTTTTTGAGCTTCGTCGCCATTCACTACGATTTTTAAATCAATTAATTCATCCGAAATCTTTCTTGCCATTATTTTTTTGTACGAAGTAAAGCATCGTTGCCCAATGGTTATGCCTCACTATTTCAGCGGAATCGCACCTGTGGTGCTTTTATTTAAATGGTGGGGTTTAAAGGCTATTGCCATATTTCTATATAAGCAAGAAACAAGGCAACGGCAATAAGGTCAGGGAGCGGCGTCGGAGGGGAACGCAATCAAACCTATCGTATAAATTTACACGATAGGTTTGATTGTTGATTTTCAGTATCTTAATTTTTAAATTTATTTTTTTATCTGAAAAAAATAAAAAATGATATAGTAAAAAAGACTTGTTTAGAATTTTTCTAAAATGTATAAAAAAGTATTATTTAACAGGTATATATTTGTATATCATTTTATTTTTTCGTATCTTTACATTAGTAAAGTAATCAAAATGAGTACTATAGGACAAAATGGCAAAGTTGTGAAGACAGTAGCAACTGCCACAGAAAACGCTAAAACAACAAAAACAAATGTAACGGCAAAAAGCACAAAACAAGAGTTTGAAACCAAAAAAATAGAATTAAACGCTATTTTAAACTCAGGGAACGCAGAACAAAGAATTAAAAACCTTGAAGTGTTTCAAAAAATGGCTGATAAGCACAAATTTTTGAAAGAAAAAAGGGACACTCTTACTGCCTTTATGGTTTCTAGAGATGGGTTTAAGGAAAAATTAATGATTATGAACGATAATAACGAAAGTTTTGAGATAACCAACGGGACTATCATTAGTGAACTGCTTGATATTTGTTCTGATAAGTTGGATGAAATGATAAGAGAAAGCGAAATAAAAATATCGACTTTCCAAATATAAAAACGAACCCTCTCACTTGGCAGAGTGGGAGGGTTAAAAATCCATTCGTTAAATAAGTAAAGTAAACAAAATGAATTCTACAGCAACAAAACTACAAAAAACTTCTGACATTGTTTTTCAAGAGCTTAAAAAATTAGGATTTTCCAAATATTTCAATTGGGTAGATTATCACTATTTTAAGAAAATAGCAAAAAATGAAAGGATAAGAGAGGAACAACTTCCTCTGAGAATTATAGATTTATTTCTCAATTATTTCAATGAACATTCAGATTTTGCAGATTATCAATTTTAAAAATACACCCAAATGACTTATTTACAGGAAATTAAAATCCACCTAGATAAAACAACTGAATCCTCATTTAAATACGGCATAACAAATGATGAAGATGCAATTAAAGCATTTCGAAATATTTATGAAGATTTGGAAATTTACGAGTCTTTTTATGCTCTCTATCTTAATAATTCTAATGAAATCATTGGATGGCGTAAAATTTCACAAGGGGGAATCACTTCCACGGTAGTCGATGTCAGATTGATTTTTGCACCCGCTTTTCAATGTTTGGCAACCGCAATTATAGTTTGCCACAACCATCCATCGGGAAAATTAGAACCAAGCAGGGAAGATATTTTGCTAACTAAAAAGATTAAAGACATTGGCGAACTTATGAATATTAAATTATTAGACCATATCATTTTGACGCTTGATGATTATTATAGTTTTGCAGACAATGGACAAATTTAAAGCCGTATTTTTTTTACGGCTTTTTTTATGCTCAAAAAAAATTTCGGCTTCGCCGCTTAGGCGTCTCAGCCGAGCAGAGGAATTCATTTATATCTTTTCTCCATCAAAGGAGATTTCTATGTCCAATACTTTGGCGATTAGATACAATTGGTCTGCATTGGGTGAAAATTTACAAGTTTCTATCCTTAATATAGTACTCGTATTGAAGCCCACCTTTTCGGCAAGTTCTTCTTGTGTTAATCCCATGCTTTTTCTTTTATTTCTAATAATTTCGGCGACTTTTTGTCGCTTCTTTATAATTTCTTCTGTTGCCATTACGATATTATTTCCGGCAAAATTACTTAAAAAAATCATATTCTTTCGATTTTAACGCAATTTCATGATTATTTGCTCTTATGTATCGGAGCAAACTTTCTTCTGTGGTATGGCCTGTGATTTTTCTAACAAAAGATGTAGGTACCCCTTTTAAATAGGCATTTGTTGCAAAACTTCTTCTTGCCGTATGGCTGGAAATCATTTTCCATTTTTCCAAATGAATTTCTTTTCGTTCGCCTCCTATGGTAATATATTTTACTATGGTTTCATTTATTCCTACAGACTTAAATAATTCTTTTAGTCTTTTATTATAATGATGTAATGTGAAAGGTTTTCCAAATTTAAAATTTCTCCGAACAAGAATATCTACAACTATTTTTTTTAACGGAATAAATAAATCTTGCTCTGTTTTTGTTGATTTTAAACAAAAATAAGCTGTTCCATCTTGCTCTTTATAATAGGATTGTGGTGATTGTATTACTTTTATCATATCAGAAAAACGCAATCCTGTGTAAGCCTGAATGATATACACATCCCGCACTCTACATAATTTTTCAGTAAGGCTGAGATCCATATTAGCAAGTAAATCTATCTCAGCTTCTGTTGTGAAAACTGCCGTTGTAATTTCCTTAGGCATATTGATAGTAGGCACTTTGAAATCTTTGCCTACAGTAATTCTACGCTCTATTATCAATCTATCTACTAGCGTAATAAGAGACTTTACATTGTTGGTAACGCTATTCATTGACAATCCTTTTTCATTCATAAACATACCAAATCCTTTTAAGAAATCAGTGGTAAAATCATTGATATACAAAGGGGCGTCAGATAAAAATTCTTTGAGATTTACCAAAGCAGTACGCCCCGAGTGAAAGGAATTATCTTTATAAGGTTTGTTTTTCAAAGTCAATATTTTTTTATTCTTTATATCTGAGATAAGTACCTCTAATAGAGGTACTATGTCTTGTTTTTTTTTGAAAATAGATAACATAATTTTATTTCCATTTTTTCTAATTTAATTACCTACTTCCCAAGAATTTGAAAATTCTAAATCCTTATATATTTCTGCGATTTTTACGTTTCGTTTTAGTCGTAAAAACTCGTCAGCATCTATGCCTAACTGTTTACAAATGTCGTAATCCTCCATACCGAGTTCTATCATTCGCTTAACCAGTTCAGCATTCAAGTCGATTTTGTGAACGCCCCGAGCTTTGTTGAATTGTACCGTTGCTGCTAATCTTTTTTCCATAGAATGGTCAAGAATAACTAATGGCTTGTAAGTAAGATCAAGCCACTTTTTCCCTGTGATAACATCACGGTGATACCCGTCAATAATAACAAATTTGTCGATTTCATTGTCAAAAATAGCGACAATCCCGAAAGCAAAACCATTTTCAACGATGGAGGTTTTCAGTAACTCCATTTTATCCTTTGCTACGTGATTAGGGTTGTAATCGTTGGGTAAAATCATTGATTTATGAACCAAAACGGCGTTCAAAACAGGGAATTTTATCCCATTTTCTTCATATATACATTGGTTGGACTTCCATTTTAGGAAATCTTCTTTAGTATTTATTTTTATAAAATTTGCATCCATTTTTCTCGTATTTTTTCTGCTGGGTCAAATTCAAAATTGTTTATTTTCTTGAAGTTGTGAATGTCGTAAATAAGTATCCTATTTACCTGTTGCTTCACAACATAATCATTCTGATATTGCTTGGAGTATCGTTTTCGAAAAATATCGGCGTGTTCCTGATTAGGCAGTGTGTCCAGTAGATAATCCCGATATTCGATCCAAGTAGCAAAGTTTTTGGGCAATTTCTCAGCTTTGTAAATTCCGCCACCACGCCCTGCGTATTCCTGTGCTGTGGAAACTCCCTGACATCTGTCAATCATTCGGTCAAATAGTTTCGGTTCAAACTCCTGCAGATCGGCAATGCACTCGTAGGCTTTTTCATGCAATAGATTGGATAATCGCATTTTATTAGGCGAATAACCTTTGAGCCAAAAGTAATCGTACATCTTGTTGTAGTCCAAATTATTCTTTGCCAAGTAAATCCAAATGTCTCGGAAGTTCCAATCGTATATCGGATAAAATTTGATGTGATGATTTCCTTTGGTTGACCAAGGTATGCCTTTTACGCCGGGATTCTTTGTTACAGCTCTGAATCGGTCAAGGCTTTCATCGGCTCGTAACCCAATAATTTGTGCTGTTGATTCTGCATTACGGAACAAAGCCTCCATACATTGTACTAATCCGTAAAATCCGTACATTTTCTTTTCAGGAAATTGATACGGCACATCGGAAACATCCCAAGTAATTTCTTTGGTTGCCTTTATTTTTTGTCCACGAATCCAAACCGATTTTTTTTCGGGATTCCAAGGGTCTATTTCGTTTTGACTCATCGAACTGGTGTTCGTAAGCATACACGGAATTTGAAACCACAGCGGAATAACTGTAGGCAATTTCATCATTTTATCAATGAAATCAATAGTACTGCTGTATTCAATTTCTTGGTCAAGATAGAACAAATAAAATTTTCTTCCTTTTTTTTGAGCTACTTCGTGAGCCAAGTAAGTACAAATCGTGCTGTCTTTCCCGCCCGACAACGAAACCACTACATTTTTGTAGTTATCAAAAATATATTCCATCCGCTCCAAGGCAGCTTGATACACATTTTTATCTCTATTGTATATTTTTTTAGCCATTGAGTAACGCTATAAGTTTGTTATGTCGTTCCAAAGCTCCAAAGGTCAAAGACAATTCTATCTCGTCAGCTCCGTAATATTCAGAACTGTAAAAAATTACTTTTTTAGGATTTTTCAACAGAATTTCTTTGTATAAATTTTTCCTGCCATTCGCATCGTTGCGAATGATTTGAATGGCGTCCGCATCAATTTCTTTTTTAATCGCTTTCTTTTTGCTCTCGGTATTTTCAATGTAATCGATAAGCATCCGGATTACTTTCGGTTTGCTGAATTTATCCACCATAATAATCTGTTTTTTCAGTTTTTCATATTCTGCCTTTTCTTTTTTTGTAGGCGAATATTTCACAACCTCCAATTCCAGCGGTTGGGTAGAAATCTGCATATACGGAGCAATTTTTTTATAATAGTTTTCGACTTGATTCCCATCAAAATCTTTATATGCACCCGTGTTATAAAATTCTTGTACTGAGCTTCCTATGATATTTGGGTCGATGTACAAAAATGGGCGATAAATTGCTTTTTCCGTGTTGTAGAATGCAAACCCGTCAATGATAAAAGTTTCTTTCGCTTGTTGCGAAAGCGGATGCAACTTCGTGTAAGGCTTGATGTAATTCGCTTGGAATGAGCAATAATCTAACCCTAAATCAATCAAAAATAAAGTCGTTTTGCTATCCACTTGCCCTAAAAGTTTTAAAAAGGTTTGATCGTCATAAAGTTCATCCAGCTTTATGAATTTATCAAAATAACTTTCCAAACCCCTTAACGGTATTTTGTTGTAAACCGCAAATCGCTTCCCGAATGGTTTTACTTTTTTTATAAAATGCATTCTTTCGGGAATACTATTGGAAACCAAATATTTTTTCATAACACTTTTCTTAATTGTTCTCTACTAATTTTCTTCAGATATTCCGAAACTCCAATTTTCTTCTTATTATTTTCAGAAATCAAGGTTTCAAGCCCGACATCTCCAGTAAGGCTCAAATATCTGCAGTCTTGCTCTTGCCCAACACGATAATTCCTGTGTTTGGATTGGGCAACATCGCCATAATCCCAAGTCTTGTCAAAATACACCGTGTATGGTAGATGCTGTAGATTCAGTCCGTAGCTTCCCGTCTTGTAATTCAGTACGGTAGCTTTCGGAAATCTCCGTTTGCATTCTTCCATTGAGCGGATATATTTCACGAAAATTATGCTTTTTTCTTCGGGATATTTCCCGAACCACTCTTTGACCGCTTCAAATTTCTCTTCGGAACAGCAGTAGCCGTGTTGCATTTTCTGCGTAAGTTCCAAGAAAATATTATTATTCATCATCATCAGCTTTTCATCGTCTAAATATTCCGTTTTCAATCGGTAATACTCCTGCTTATCTTCATCACTAATGGAGTAGCTAACATCTTCGTAAATCTGCTGAATTTGTAAATCCAAATCGGACTCAAATACATATTGCCCAATGAGTGAGTACAGATAATCAATGTTTTCGTATCCTGTAATGAACTCTTTGGAATACTCCTTATACCCACCGAAACGCTTGGTGACAGTGGTGTATCTGCAAAAAGTATTTTTAAATTCTGGTAAACTCATTCGCAAAATGCGAGGGTCAAGGAAATTCATCTGCGGGTACAAATCCAATAAATCACGGGTTACGGGTTCACCGTTCAAAATCAATTTGAACTCTACCATTTCCGATAGTTGCAGCAACCGTTGGGTTCTTTTGGCACCGATGTTCTTAATTTTGATACTCTCGTCCACGACAAGGAAAGTCTTCCAAGTGGTAGATATTTTTTTGAACAGCTGCAAAAATTGCCTATCCGACTGCCCAATAGTTTCTACGCCGATGTAAATCACTTCTTTGGCTTTGAAGCCGCCCCATTTCTGTACTTCATCGGAAATCTTCGGAATATTTGGTTCTTTCGGTTGAATTATCCGCAGGGGAGCGACATATACTACTAAATCTAAATCTTCTACTTGATTGACCAACTCAACGGTAACACGGGTTTTGCCTGTACCCATTTTCATAAATAAAGCCCCCACCTTCCAGTCAGAGCGGTGGGCAAGGGCTTTTTCTTGTTGGGGTAAGAGCCTCATTTCTTTAAATCTTTTATGCTGTTATCTGAAATAGTCTCTACCCTCTCGGGTTCGTGGTGGGTTATTTCCACTTCTACCGTTTCTTTTTCTATAATTTTCAAGGTCTCTTGCTCAACAGCTCGGTTTACCTCTTTATCTACTACCCCGAAGGCTTCTCGCATTTCATTCGGAGTTAGGTACTCTTGCCGAATAATGGTTTTACTATTAAATCTTCCTTGCCCGTAAAGAATTACCCGAAATTCAAAATCTTCTGTAAACGAAAAAGTTATATGATAGCCCTTTCCTCCTTGTAACCGAACTAATTTCTTCGGATGCCAAAATGCATATCCCTTATATTGAGACCTATTGGGCATTTTTATTAGAAATGCCCGGTCAGTCTCTGAAATAATATTTTGGGAGTTTATGAATATTTTATCCCAAGTTGCCATTTTTAACGCTTTTTAGAAAATCGTAGTAATCGACATAAGGGACTCTATTCTCTAATTCCCAATCTCTTAACTCTTGCTCTCTTTCTTTTTGCCCTTTTTTTTGCCCATATACATACTTGTATGTGTTAGTGCCGAAACGCTTATCTCTTTTTCTGTTTACTTCTTCACATAATCTGTTGTATTCTCGTCTTTTTTCAAGAAACGTTTCAAATTCTGCTTCATCTACTTCTACTTCTTCTATGGTTATAAATCTATCCGAATCTGAGAAAGAAGTGCCTTCTGCTTCATATACATTTTTTACTCCGTAAGATAATTCGGAAATGTGGTCTCCGTATCCTTTAATTACATTGCCTTCATTATCTGTAAAGGCAATTGAATAATAAGAACCATAATGTCCGTTAGCTCTGTAACAAGGCGACTGAATTAAAAAAGTTTTCATTTTGCGTTCGCTGACTTTATCCTCCTGCTCCGGAGTTTTAAATAGTTATTGAATTATTTATACTGCAAATATAAGGCGTTTACGCCTTATTTCCAAATTTTCAAGTGTTAAAATTTTGTTAAAATTTATCAATCCCCTAGAACTTCAGGAGTTCCCCAGTCTTGAATTTTCTTTTGATCTCCCAGAATTTGCAGCCATTCTTTACGGCATATCAAGTACTTCATAGCATCGGACATATTTGTAGAGTACATAGGCAGTTTCTTTAGTGGCAATTTCTCTGAACTTTTATCTTTGAACAACTGTTTTACTCCCTTTTTGTTGGGCTTCACGATCTGTTTGGCCACATTCATAGACGAAATAAGTTCACGGCACTGATATTTATCAATGAGGATTTCAGGCAATCCTTTATAGGTTCCGTTCATCATCGCTTTTGCCATTTGAAACTCTGTTTGTTGCTCTATATTTCCTTGATTTCTACTTTTGAGAACAACAGACCACCCTGTCTTAACTCCATTGGCATCGAATTCTAAAAATTTCTTAATCTCCGATGCCCAATCCCTTCCTAGGTTCTGATATTGATTTCCTGAGCGGTCAAAATATAAATCGATAACTTTCTTCTTATGATTTTTAAAGAATTCCAAGAATTTAGAGCAAAGTTGCTCCGATGATTCAGGAGCTAAAGTGTAGAAGTTCTTGAGTATTCTAATCAGAGATTTATTTGATTGAGCCACTACCATGGAACATTGTGAACCGAAATCCACCCCTATTTCCAATGGTATATTCGGATTACAGTACTTTAAACCATCAGCGTTTAGTTCCGCATCGTCTCCAGTACTGAACCGCTGATAATAATGGAAGTCAATACCATCATCATATATATGCCTATTTTCAAAGGATACATAGAATTTGTCTCCAGATTCCACCTGTGGCTTAAATGATAATATAGAAGTGTTAAACTCTATTTCTCCTAGTGATGCTAAGGCTGTTTTAAAATAATCCAGCCTTAGCACATCCACATTAACAAACGATGAAGCGATGTAAAAAAATGTAGAATCCTTTCTTAACCGCGTATGAAGCTCCAACAACTTGGCTATTTTCCTTTTAGCCTTGTTTAGCAATCCTTTGTTTCTCTTCCGTGCATATCTCAACGCATCAGCTTTGGCTTCATTCAGTTCCAAAGAAATCTGTAGCAGATATTTCATCTGCTGCACATTCATCTCCTTTTCCCTATCCAAAATCCAGTCATACTCCCCTGGCATAATCACATTAGGATAGTCAGTAGTAAATGTAACTCCCAAATAATATGGAGAATGCCCAAAAATAGTAGAATCTCCACGCAAGGCGGGGAAAAGTCTATCTATCCTCTTTTTTTCCAAATACTTCGTTTCATCTCCTATCAAATGCTGATAAGAGTTTCCCGCTCCAGAGCTGGGCGTATCCATGGAAATGTAATTGAAGAAATTCCCCGTAAATGTAGAAATAGTATGCTTATAAGTTTGTGGGGCTTTGTACGGTTTTTTAAAATGAGCAGGAGGTGGTTCATCCACCACATAATGAATTCCTTCCACCCAACCTTTTCTATTCCAACCCTCAATAAGGGAAGGTACTACATTCTTCAGCAAATTAGTATAAGTATCTCCCACAATGGCAATGTAGCATCCTGGCATCTCATAGCAGATGTCCATGGAGCGTTCAGCCAGATAGTCGGTCGTTTTTCCCGTACCACGCCCAAGAATAAGATATTGATTCTTAACTTGCATCAGGTCTGTAACCATCTTGAGCCAAGTAGCAAAACGCACTTCTACATCTTTAAAATCAGTCCTTGCGTGGATTTTCTTCTTCATCCTGAAAAAGTTTAACTGGTAAAATCAAAGATTCTTGTTTCAGCCTTTCCCTGTGTTTCTCTGTAAGTTCTGGTGTATTTTCGTCTATCCATAGTTCTATGGCTTTTCTATCTTCATTAGGCAGTTCGAAATGCTTATCCATTTCCATGGTGTATATTTTAAATGGCTTTTGAAGTGCTTCATCTGGAAGCTGTACAGGATCATCCTTGTCCAAGCCTCGCATCTTGGCGGCTCTTTCTTTTATTTTGGAAGCCTTTTCTATATCTCCAGTATTTTCGGCCAAAGCTATCGCTAGGTTATATGCCTTATCTAGTTCATCGGCATAGAGATTTCTCCAAGCTACTTTGGAAATTTGATTATCTGAATAGAAGTACTCTATGGCTTCATTATAGAATTGTGTAGCCTTTAATCTATTACCTTTCAGTTCTGGTTCAAAGGCAATAAGATGTTTTATAATAGCTTCTTTACTTCCATAAATGTCGTGCCGAAGCATCATACCACGGATTTTATCCAGCAGACTGACATACGAGGCAAATGCTTCAGGAACCGCTGAGGGCTGCCCTTCTTCTATCCATTCGTACAAATCACTAAGTTCATAGTCAATCAATCTCTTCTTCGCCATATAAAATCCTTTTTTTCAATGCATCTAATTTTTGCCCCCTTCTTACTTTCTCCAATTGCTGATGAGCCGTAATATTCCCCGCCATTGCATTTTCTGCCAATTTCATCCCAGCCTGTGCATCTACCAGCAAAATACCTCTGTCATAATGATAACGAATAAGGGAATCTTTATTGTTCCAATCTTTCATAAATTCCTTTTTGGGTACATCTAGATACATGGCTATTTGCCAAGGAGCATATCCTGCACCAGCCAATTGCTCTATTTGTTCCAGCTGTTCATCGGCAAGACGAAGTGTGGCTATCATATTTTTTTAAAAAAAAGTGATAAAATAATTGCCTACGGTGGCTCACCGTTCAAAAAAATTCATTGAAATATATTGCATGGATACAGAACCTAATACAGAGCCTATGAGATAGGCTATCATCATAATAGGTCGGTCAAAATTCTGAACTATTTCGCGAATAACCAATAGCCAAATGCCATTGCTGATAACACTGGCAATGGCATTATACCCTAAGCTATTGCTATTTCTCGCACGGCTTACCATTGTAAAGCTGGCATTTTGGAGCAATACCAGTGCGAACATTTTTAAGATTTCTATCATTCAAATATCGTTTTTCTGAAGTTAAATATGGCTTCTGAATTGGCAAGAACATACTGCTCCAGCTGAGCGTTTTCGCTCCAGTTCCCAGAACCTTCTAAAACAAGGTGAAAATCCCCCGCTTTTATCAGGCACACTTTGCTATGATTCCAAAAGTATTTCACTTGAAAATTAGCATTATGTTTTGCTACGCCCTCTAGTACATCTATGGTAACGGGATTCCGTTTTATCATAGAATCCGAGATAAGTAGAGTTACTTCACCTATTCTTCCTTTTTGCTGCAGTTCCTGCAAGGCTTCTATCACACGCCTACTGATGCTGTAAGTAGAAGCATAGAGTTCTTCTATAAAATGCCTTTTTGCCAACCAAGGGATAAAAGTAAAGGCATTAAATGCCTTTACTGTATGCAAGAAAAATATTTCGCCCTCCTGAGGAATACGCACCAAATCATTAAGATTATCAATCCGTTCCAAATGACTATTGAGATAGGCAGAATGGGATTTGGATTCACCCAGTTTTGGCAGCTCTTTTTTTTCGCTAAAATCTTTTAACGAAAAAAACTTATTCTGCTTTAAGCCTTTCATTGATTAGAGATTGCTCTTTTTCAAATTCAGCCAGTTTTTTAGCGTGTTTCTCTTTGTCTTCTGTAGTTTGAGACTCTTCTATTTTCTTTTTTGCCTTAGAAATATTTGATTTTACATTATTACGGGCCTTGGCTAAATCTTCCATGCTCATAGCATCTACCTTTCTCTGAAGCCTTAGATCTCCAAAAATTTCATGCTCCCCAAGAACTTCACCAGTCTTGGCATAATGTTCTAGCTCAGCATGTATCTCTCTATTGAGTTCAAAATTTTTCAGAAGGTCCTCTGCTATTGCATAAATTTCTTCATTATTTTCTGCTTCTTCCTTATCTCCCACTGCTTGTAGTACCTCATGCTTTTCCTTTGCCTTTGTAAATGCAGTGATAGCATCATTTACCAAAATTTTAAATTCCACTGGACAATTCTCATCTCTTAGGAATGGATAACTGGTAGAAAGTTTTAGCCCTGTTTTTTCTTCGTCATTGAGTTCTTGGAGGATTTCAGAGAAACGGCTTTTCAATGGCTGACGCCCTACTGTTACTTCATTTTCAGCTTCCTGTGTATTGATTTTAGCTTCTTCTTCCTTGAAATTTCTGATTTCAGAATCAGATATCTGTAGATGTTGCTTTATATCATATTCCAAAGAAACCAACCCTTCTTCTGTATATCCTCTGGCGTTATAACTACGAATCAAATTAGGATTACCGCTGCTAAGAATAAGGATATTCAAAAATTCATTGAATTTTTCTTGTGGTCTTTTCGTGCTTTTAATAATCGCTATTGCCTTATTTTTCATTATCTCAAATTTTACACAAAAAAAGGCAACTCATTTGAGTTGCCGTGCATCACTATTTAATAAGAAAAATCGTTGGTCAAATGTCTTATTTATAGTGATTTTTTTTGTTAACTAATCCTACAGATGAAGCCGCCATCCCCACATATCTAAAAATATTCTTATCAAATGGAAAAGTAATGTACACATCTTCATCTTCTAATATCATTGTGTCCCCTTCTCGGTAGAAAAGACTTTCTGCCTCTACGAAATTTTCATTCTCATCTTCTAAATCTACCGTATTCCTATAGTAAACCCTCGTTTCCATGCTATCCATTTTCTTTCCTGAATATGTAGTTAAGATCTGCAAATGCGTGTAAAAACTTATAAAACTCATCCTTATATGCTTCGCAAAGATGATGGAGTTTTATAATCTCATCCAGAAGCTCTTTTATAAACTCTGTTTCCGAAACTTCATCAGTCTTCAGTATCTCTTTTTGTGCTTCCAGAATCTTGTAGATAAACTTCTTATCCTCCTTAGCCTTATCATGAAAATCTGCTAAGAATATAGCAAGTGGGTAAGTAAAATCCTCCATTATAATTACGCTACGGTTTTAGGGTTTGACATTTGAAGTTTGATATTTGATATTTCAGAATATCTCTCGTGGAATATCTGCAGGCATCTGCGGTACGCTCTAGTAAAGGTAGCACCACAAGCGTACGCATTTTGCTCTTTATTTTTGAAACGACAGAAATACACGCCGTTTTCTCTCTTCATTTGGAAAGAACCACCGTATAGCTTAATAAATTGAGCTGGAGAAACTAATGACTTTTTTAAGCTGAATAGCTTTCTTCTTCTTTTAGAAATGGCTCCGTGTCGTGGAGTAGCCGCTACAGACAAGATACTATTATTCCCTTGTGTGTGATTTTTTACCGAGTGTTGCATTTGTAAAAAATATATTTTGATAAAAAAGAAAGCGTGGCTTTCCCTAAGTTGCAACACTCACTACTTGCGAAACAAATAGAACGGAATCACCACGCCAATGCGTTTATATATAATATGATAAAATCTAACGGAATGCCCCGCAAATAATTAAGTGTTGCGGTGCAAATATAGACATTTTGTTTGGACAAAAAAAGAAAAATTTTAAAATAATTCGTTTTGTGGCTTTTTTAACATCTCCTCATACAAATTATCTTGGTATTCTGCTTTAAAATATTTTTGTATAAACCTTTTTCTATCAGAATAATATTGTAAAAAATCCGTTTCTTTTATTATCATAACATCTGCAGATATTTTTTTATTTTTTTCATCTGCAAGGCTTTGCCTTTTGTTCACTCTATTAATAAAGAACAAAACATCTTCTGAATAATTACCATTCAAAGCATTGTCATAATCTTCATCACTGATAATGAAAATAGAAAAATCATTTTTTTCCTCTTTCCAAGAATCACTTACACATATCCCATTAAATTCGCCTACTTTGTAAGGTATGGATTTCTCTTTAATGTTTTTAGAACAATATACATATATCCCAGAAAATGTATTAAATCTAACATTCACCAAAAAACGCTCTCTGAAAATATCTATCACTCTAGAATTAAGAAATAATGGTTTGGGGAAATTCACTCTTTTTGCCATAATTATAAGTTGAATAGTTTCAAAAATTCTTGTTCATCTATGGTGGCTATTCCAAGTTTTTCTATTTGTTCCAACTTTTTTGGACCAGCCTTTTCGCCTATTACTACAAAATCGGTTCTGGAAGATATAGAGGTATTAATATCTGCTCCTATGTTGTATAGTAATTTTGCCATTTCTTCTCTTACAGGAAACGACTGAAATACACCCGTTATCACCACTCTTTTTTGATATAAAGGATGAGAGGTGTCTTCCACATCAGTTTTCATTTGTTTTAGTTCCGATGATATTTTTCTTGCTTCCTTATTTTTAGCAATTTCTTCTTTATTACTACCTAATAAACTTCCTTTTCTTGCTCTTGATTTAGGAACATAATCTAAAGTAAAATTAAAATTAGAATCCAAAGTAAAATGCTCATATAACAACAATCCCAATTCTGCTGTTTTCTTAGCATCGTATAAAGCATTGTGATACTTTGAATTTTCAAAAGGAACGGCAACCAATTGACAAATATCTTGAAGTGTATAATCTTTTAGATGTTTGAATAAATTTTTAGAAAGCGTAAGCGTATCAACCATTTTAAAAGAAAGGTCGTAAATGGAGAGATTGTATAACTTCAAAGTTTGTTCTAAAACAGTTCTTTCAAAATTTTCTCCATTATGAGCGATAATAGTTCTGTTATCAATGTAAGGTTTTATTTCATCCCACACCTCTATAAATGTAGGTTTGTCAGCTGTCATTTCTGGAGTAATACCGTGAATATTGATATTTATCTTACTATAACGATTTTCAAAAGGCTGAATAAGCCATTCTCTTTCTTCTACAATCTTTGAGTTTTCTACCACGCAAACCCCAACAGCACAAGTGCTTGAACGAAGTTCATTCGCTGTTTCAAAATCTATTGCAACAAAATCCATAATATATTTTTTCCTACAAATATACGCTTAAATAGTTTTTGTCTTGACATTTTGTAAAGACAAAGAGTAAATACAAAAAAATCTGCAAAAAGTTGCAGATTTTTTTTAGATTTATTTCCCTTCCGCTTTATCTAATAGACTATTCAATAAATTAATGTTATCTATTATATCATCATCTAGCCAAACATCATCTGTTATTTTAACGGCTTTAGAAGTTCCGTCCATATATATAATATTTACAGAGAAAAGTTTGAGCGTATTTACCACATCTGTAAGCCATACATTATCAAACTCCCAAGAACCTGTATCGTATTGTTCTACTGGACCTATACCTTTTCTTGAAGCATTATAAGCACCAGCTTTATACAAGACCTTGTCTTTTACAGGGTTTAGCCCATAGAAATTGAAAGTAATGTATTTAATTGTTTTTTTAGAAACATTCATTATCTTAAACTCTGCCCCAGTCATAGAATAATTATCCGTAGGCACAGCCCTCATAATAGCTACTCCATACTTTTTATAAGAATCAAGCTTTTCAAATTCTTTTAAAAATAAATATTTCAGATTCACTATGGATTTCTGTTTAGAATACTCTCTAAGGTCTGTTTTTTCCTTTGCGATATTTACATTATCTATAAATTGATTCAGTTCTATCTTTTCAGTATCTTTATATAAAAGAAATGTTTCAGCATCATATTCTGAAAAATATTCACCCCCTGTATGATAACCTTTAAAAACAATTTTATCCCCACATTTATATACATCATTCACTTGGAAAATATTTAGACTATCTCTATACGCTTCGCTATCTAATACTTTATTAGACAATTTACATCCATCTTGTGAAAATGTTTTGTACAACGGAGTATCAATATCAATGGAAGCAAAAAAATTTAAGGAATCAGATTTTTGAGCCAACGCTAAAAATGGCATAAATAATAAAAGTAATAGTGTTCTCATATTTTTTAAATTTTCCCACAAATATACTCTTTTTGTCCATATACTTTGTAAAGACAAAAAGCCCCAAACTCGGCTCAAGGTTTGGGGCGTGGTGTTAAAAAATCATACAAGTATCTACAAAGAAACACTTATAGAGCCTAATTTTTGTGATAAATCTTGCAGGGCAAAATTTAGGGTTTTTATCTCTTCTTCTGTAAAAGACGCAGGTTTACCATTTACGGAATTTCCGTTTAATCTTTGGTAGAACCACGCTTTTGATTTACCGAAATAATTTTCTGCAATATAGGATAGTGGTAAAATGGGCAAAACGCTTTCTAGCTGTTGCCTTATCACTATTTTTTCGGCGTGTATTCTTGTTTCTTTTAAAGTTTCTACCATTGCTTCTGCCCATTGTTCGCTGTCTTCATTCATGAGTAGTTGCATTTCTTTATCTATGGCTTCTTTTTCCTGCTCATTCGTAGCATTTACGAAGCGTTCTTTTAGCTCTCTTACTTTATCTATCATCTTGTTTTTTTTTATTGTAAAGCCCCCTTGTTAGAGGGCTTTTAGTTATTAATCCATTTTTTTAATTTCTTTCATTAAGTCTCTTATTTCATTATCCATTGTCTTTTTCATTCTTGGAGACCTTACACTTAGCTCTTTGTAGTAGGTAAGATAGAAAACCAATTCGTCTATCTTTTTCTGCTTTTCTTCTGATACTTTCATTTTGTATGATTTTTTTAACACTACAAATATAATAATCTTTTTATTATTACGCAAGTTTTTTGAGGAAAATTTTTGAAAAAAAATAAGAAACCCCACATTAGTTGTGGGGCGGTTGAACTGAAGTAAAAGTGTTGAATTGATACTAAAGTTCTATTTGTAAAAGTTCTCTTCCCAAAGCGTGAAGTCCCTCTTGTATTTTTCTTCTTTGGGCTTCTCGTGGTTTTTTCAGCCCAGTAGCATAGTGATGTATTTGTTTTTGATTGATGCCCGTGATTTTCTCAAAGGCGGGATTTCCCAATATACCTTTGTAGTACTGCAAAAGGCTTTCTGTATCAAATTTATATGCTATCTCGTAAGAGCCTTTCAATATTTCAGGCACTTCTGAAAAATTTTCTTTTATGGTATCTATACCATCTAAGATGCTTTGCTTCACTGCTCTTACATCATCGCCCATTCCGTAAATCCCCTCTACATTTTTCGCATAAGCACCGTATGTACCGTCTGATGCTCTTTCTATTATGATTTCTATTTTTTTCATTGCTATTATGGTTTTAATAGGGGCTTTTTACAGCCCCATTTGTTTTCTTAAACTTTTTTCTAATCCGTAAGGTATTTCCTTACTTCCGTGGTTGGGGATACTCACTTCTATTGTTCCGTTTGTCCAAATTTCGTGACTTCCCTTTCCTTGTCTGAGAAATCGCCAACCTTTCTTTTTGATTTCTCTGAAAAACTCGTTACATTTCATAGAACTTTTATCTTTATCAATTCAACAGCACAAAGATATACATTTATATACTTATATGCAAGTTTTTTTATATTTTTTTTGAAAAAAAAGCATCACCTAAAGGCAATGCAAAATTTTTAAGGATTTCAAATATCTTATCATTTTGTTCATCAATTATTTACATCATATTCCAATTGTCTGAATTTTTCTTTTATTTCTTCTGTAAATCCAAAAGAAAGTGTACGAATTAAATAGCGTTTATGTCCAGAAGTAGGCTTATTATGTACTGGATGATTGCGTTTCTTTTTTTGCTTTTGTTTCTTCATATCCACAAAACGCATGGGTTTAGGGATGGTATATGTCATCTTATTTTTATCTACTTTAATGGTAGAAGCACTATCCCACTCTGAAGAGCTAAATCCTGTTTTATATTTTCGTTTTTTGCCCGTTCTATTTGTATCTATAGTTCGGGCTTTGCTTCTAGCTTTTTTACTAGAATCCATTACATCTTCACCATACCGCTGGAGGGCAGCACGGATAAATCTCGCTTCTATAACGCCATCGGAAGAATTGCGTTCAGATATTAACATGCATTAAATATTATCATATTATTCCAATGAAAATTCTACGCTCCAGCCATTGCATTGTCCCTTTTTCCATACAGGTACAATATCCAAATCATCTATCTCCAGCATTAGCTCTGGACTGAAACAATTCTCTGAAATTTTTTCTACTAGCTTATCGGCCACTTTTTTTGCTAACTGATAAGTTCGCTCAAAAACATCTATAAATTCATCCTCTGTTAGTTCAGAATAGTCTGTTTTTTCCAAAATCAGAATCTGAGAAATGAGAGTACGCTTGTAGGCATCATTATGTTTTACCCTTGTGCCATAGGAAGGCAATACACCTATAATATAAGCATTGTCTACCTTTTCCCTTTGTTCTAGAGTATTGACCAATTGGCTGTCATCTATTACCAACCATGCCCTATTGATGCCTTTAATCTCTGTTTTTAATTCGTGAATAAATTCACGGAGTTCCTTTGGACTCATTACTTTTATTATTTTCGTCTATTGCTTTTTTCTTTAGTTCATATAGCCGTAGAAGTATCGTCCACATATTGGTAGCCCTTACTTCCTTGTAATTTCCAAATACTCCACTTTCGGCCAAATCATGAATTACGCTATGTATCCCTATACCTGGAATCGTAGATTTTGTTTCTTTTTCATTTCCAATATCTTGATAGATAATGGCTAAATCTATTTCACTCCCCATTACGGAAAGCTGCCCACTAAGAATATAATGCTGCATAGAAGTAAAGAACAAATAAAATCCGAACAAATGCCGTATGTCCGTGTATTTCAGAATGCCTTTTGCTCTTTTTCTGCTCATTTCTATATTGTAAATTTCGCCTTTTGGTAGATAAAAAATAGAAAAGAGCAATCGTAGTGCTTCCACATCACCTGTTTCGTGGAAGTATATATACTCTTCTAAACCATCTACATATTGCCCAAAACTCACATTTTGAAAACCATCTTCAGGTCCGTAATATTTTGTAAATATTCTATAATCAGGGAGATTATTATGTATAAAATCTAATTTTATCGTAATAGTTTCATTTCTATCATCTTTATAAAAAAAATCATCTACCAATTCTGATAATTGGTAAATATTTTGCCATTTGAGACTATTTTGATTGATGTTTTTTAAATCTTTTGGCTTTTTTAAATTGAGCAGTGCATACACCGCCAATACTCTAAAATCAAAATAGGAGATTTCTTTGGCTTGATACATATATAGTAGCTTTGCCATATCAGCATATTGCTGAGCATCACACTCAGCCAAATTCTCTGGAAAGTACAGCGTTTTATTCAAGGAAGGAATATCTATAGGAATCATTACATGTATTTTATTATAAATCCACAAATCCATCACCCACACAAAACCCTAAATCCAAATCAGCATTTCCTTTCTGTACTGAATTGTTTTCCTTGTGTATTCTAGCAATTTCTTCTTCTATTTTTTTTAATTTTTTCTCATAATCTTTTTCAAAAAGCATGGCGAGTTCTAAATACTCTAATTTATCTCCACGCTTTTTATTTTCCCCTTGGCTGATAGCTTTAGAAGTTTGTAAAACTCCATTAGGGAACAATTGAATATTTAATCTACGAAGCCCCCAAGACATAGCATAATCTACGCATGCACTTTGAATATGATACCATATACCTCTGGAAACTAAAGTATTTTTATCTTGATATAAATCTCTTACCCTTGGCTTTATTTCACTTGCTTCAAAGTCCCGAATAGCGGGAATAAGTTTGAGGTATAGATAATGAGATTCATTGATATTAAAAAAACTTTCAAAGGTTTTCAAGTTCGGTATGATAAGTTTAGAATGGTCATACTTCTGAAGATGAATGGTGATATTATGTTCATTCATATATTTCAAAAGTCTATCTAAATGACGGTAATAGAGATTCGCTAATCCCTTATCGTTCTCTTCTATCTGCCACTGGAACGCAGATACATTATGTTCGTCCCTTCGCATCAAACGCCCATTATTAGTAACAGCTAAATCTGCCGTAGGAGCATATATTCTATATGCCTGTAAGGCTATAGCATATTTAGCCATCTGATGTATTTCACTAGGTTCTGATTCATTGGAAAATGAATCGTAAACACTTTGACCAATAAGATCTATCATTTCTGAAGTAGCAATTTCAATAGAAGATTTTAGTCTATTAAATCGCATATCGGCATCCACAAATCCGAGCAATGCTTTAAACTGCTCGGAAAAATTTTCTTTACTAAATAACAGTTTCATTATTTATCTGAAAATTAGTTCAAATAGTTTATAAAAACCATAGCCTGTGCAAAACATCATAAAGATGAAAAGCAGTACAGCTATGAACTTACAGCCTTTTGGAGGATTATTATTTTGCATAGTTTTCAAATTTATTTCTATCGTTTTTACTTAATTCTTCTTGTCTTTTCGGCGTGGTGTGATAAAAGCCCATTTTTAGCCTTTTATTCGGAAAATTAATTCTCAAAGCAGTATTTATCATCTTCATCACTACCATTTCTGGCATATCAATACCAGATTTTAAATAATTATCAAAAGCATAATATTGTTCCGAACCACTATCACTTTTTCCACCATGAGATAAATTCCCCAGTGCAGAATGGATTCCGATGCCTGTAGCTACAGAAGCATCTGCTTTATTCGCAATATCTATTTGAGACTGAACCGTGTCTCTCATTTTTTGGTCTATTACGGTAATCTTCCAGCCCAATTCGGTCAAATTATGACCTTCCACAAACATTACATTTTCTGTATGCCAAAATTTCCCAGCGTTTTCAATTCCAGAAAGTACATTCGTTATTTCTTTTAATAATTTTCTGCGGAATTTTCTGAGCATAGATTCTCTATACTCGATATTTTTATCATCACATTCCCTTTTTAAATCCTCCCTTTTTGCATCCCAAAATTCTTTGGGAGATGTGATATGGTACTTAATGTTAATAGAATTTTTAGAAAGTGCCGCTAAAAATTTAGGTACATTGCTACTCTGAACTATCCAAGGAATAGACCCTAGAATATGGGGAATACTAAAAAAACTTGAACAAAAAGTATAAAGATTTGAGTATTTCACAGAAATACCTGCTTTGAACGGATTTTGTTCATCAAATATTGGGAAAACATTGTACTCCATTGGTTCATCTTCTCTATGGATGATAATATGAGTAGGAGTAAATTTCTTACCTACTACCATTGGTTTACAAGGAGAAATATGTTCTAATCTTGCTATTTTCTGCTGAGAGCCTATACGCCATCCTTTAGTTAAAATGACTTTAGTATAACAACTCTCAATATGAGAAAAATCAGTAACACAACGAGCCAAATAATCTTCATAGTCCCAAGAATCTAACCATGCCTGTACCTCTGAATCATCTTTATAGAACCTTTGAAGTTGTCCATTTTCAAAACGCTCTTCATACAACTTTGGACCTTGTCCCCAATTAAGTTGCGTTTTTTTATTCAAAATACCAGGAGCAATGGAATTGCCATAAACAATGTTCCGAATGATTAAAGGTAACTGGTTATTTTCCCCATAGGGAAAAACATTCCAATCTCCATAACGAGATACAAATGGTTTGGCATCAAATACATCTAGCGGAGACCATGGCTGATGTGTATCTCTCTTGCTATCAATCACCTCATAAGTGAATGAACTATTAGCGTCAGCAACGATGGCATTATTATCATCTATGAACTCTATCATAAGTAATTTTTATTCCATTAAATTTCATTAAAAGAGGCAGCCAAAAATGTCGTCTTTGTCCTGTTTCAGCATTTTCATAAGCGATTAGATTCATAGCGTAACCACTTTGATCTTTCCTATAACCTTGAACGAGAATGGCTTTATCTACACGCTTCCAACCTTCCGAACTTTTTTCACTTCTATTACAGGAGATAAATTCAATACTGAAGGGAATATTTTCTTTTGAAAGCTTTCGCATAGCACGAAGAGCATTGTAGATGTTTATTTTTCTCATGCTACAAAAAAAGGAAAGGCACGATTATTATCGTGCCTCACTATTTAACAAAAAATCAGGTTATCGCCGTGCTACTTCCACCAAGTAAGTTTTTTCAGCAACTACCACGCGGAAATCAATCACTGCTCCTTGTAGTGCTACCCAATCACTTGCTTCCTTTGTCAATATAGATACCGTTCCTGAAGGTTTATTCTTTATTTTATATGGATCATTTCCACCCCCTCCTATAAATGAAACAATAGTATCATGCTGAAAATCTGATGCTGTGATAGCAATATCAGCAGTGGTATTTGCAGAAGCTAATTGAATTATATTTCCATTAGCTTTCTGTAAAGCAATGGAGTTTCCTGATGCCGAAAAAGCAGAAATAAAATCTATGACACCATTATAGAACATTACTCTATCATCATTGAGCATTTCTTGCTCAAAAGTAAGCGTAGTAATGTTACTATCTTTATCATCTTTGGTGGAAGCAGATAACTTCATAGGGTGACATTGGGATCCCATTACTTTGTATTCATCTGTCCCACAACCTCCGTAAAGAATGATAAACCCTTCATTGGCATATTTTTTCAAAAATGCCATTGCTTCTTTCTCCGTTCCAGGATGTTCTCCCACAAATTTTGATTTAGAGCCCATTCCATCAGGATTACCTCCTGCCTCAGAAGTAGCTGCTTGAGTAGAAGAAGTCATATAAATTTTGAAGAAAGACTTCCCTGGCTTAAAAATGAAATTTCCTTCTAATGTAACTCCATCAGCTCCAAGTTTAGGAAATTTCAATACATCTTTATTCAGTACCGCAATGGCTTCCCCGCGTTTCGGAGTAGGCAGTCCTGCATTGTTTTTTGATTTTAATAACTGTCTCATAATAACATTATTTATTTTGAATAAAGCCATTGGCTATTAGCTATCTGCCAATGGCTGCTAAATTTACCCTCTACCTAATTCTGTCCAAATCCCATTTACAAAAACTAAATCGAGATACTTGGCAGCATTATTTAGTACGCACTGACTATCCACCTTTATATTTCCCGCCACATTATTGACAGTAAGTGCATTTGCACCACCATAGATTCTCAATCTATTTCCTTCTACACCTCCATTAATTTTAGTAAGTGTAGTAGCACCACTACCAACAAATGAATGATTATCTGCTTTATAATCTAGAACACTAGAATCAAACTCCATTGTAGTAACCTCTGAATAAGGCTCAGCAGTTCTAGAAACTTCTTTGTAAGTACCATCAGCCACTTTTATCAAAGTTAAATCTCCACCTAGTTTAAGATTAAAATCAGCATTAGAAGCTAATTTAATCTTAGTACTATGCTTTACTTTTACGGCACTACCAAGAGAAATATCTCCACGAATAATTAACAGATCTCCTACATTACCGGATATTTCCCTAATATCTGTAGTAAAATCTACATCTGGTTTTATTCTGTTATGGTTTACCTTTAAAATACCCGTTTTATCATCATAAGATGTTGCGAAAAAATTAGACGAAAACATAGGAACATTATTGGTCCAAATGACCTGTTTAACCAATGCCAATGGATCTCCTTCTACTGTAGCCAATCCAATGTGATTGATACCAATTCCTAATCTGTAGTCTGCAAAAGCATATACATCTCTTAGAAATTTTTCAATAGTGAACAATGATTTTTCTTCTGGCTTATATTCCAAAATTTTGATGTTGTCCATAGTGGTTACCAAAATCAAGTCTGACCCCTCCAAGAATGGAACAGGCACGAATTTAATATTTTGGTAGTCCTTCGGAGTTTCTGGATAACCAGTGTAATCGGTATTTCCACCATAGATTTGCTCGTATCTTCTCTTGTAGTCTAAAACTTTGGAAGGAGCCAATACCATCTGCAACTGCTCGGTATTTCTTACATTTTCTGGCAGCTGCTTAATGAAGTTATCAATGTAATCTACCGCCCCAGCAAAAGACCACGCACCGAGATTGAACGGTCTGTATTTACCCGCAGTTTTTGCATCAAAGATTAATTTCAATAATCCATTCGCTCTGAATAGATAATGAGCAGGTTTGTCTTTTTCTCTATCTTCTGGAGTTTCTACATGCACCCCACGAATTAGCACATCCGCATCTTCTTGTCTTGCTTTCTTCAAGAACTCCATCAATAGGAAAGCAATGAAAGGCATTTTATAGGCTTGATTTCCTACCTTGTTGAATCCATTCAACCAGTTGGTTTCAATCTTTTGCATTTCCCAATAATTGAATTGCAAGTCAATTTGGGTAGGATACACCCTCATTTCTTCAGCTTTGAAAACGATGTCTCCTTTAGGTGCCCATCTCGCTTTTCTTGGCTGAGTAACATTAGCTACGGAAATAGTAGCCGTCATCAGTCTATCCATTACCCCAGTAACACGAGGCCAATGTTCAGGCAATTTAAAATACTCATTAAATAAAGTTTCTATTTTCTCGGGATACTGCCTTACATAATCCAAGAAATCATCATTCATTCTTTGAATCACTGCAGAAGATCCAAAATCCGTAGTAGACCCCTTGGCACCATTTAACGCTGAAGCATTCCATGGTGCAGAGATATCCCACACTTTACCTTCTAAACCAAATAACTGTCCCGCTATAGCAAAAACCTTAGTCATAGTTCCTTCCTTTATTTTTTCTACAATAGCTGAAATTTCCGTTTCAGGCTCATTGCTGAGCTTTGTTACTTTTTCAGATAAATCAGCTTTCTCTTTTACCAATTGCTCTACTTTTTCTTCCAATGCAGTAATAGTGTTTGCCTTTACTTCTGCGTCTTCTTCTTTTTCCGCAAGTGCTGTTTTTACCTCCTGCAATTCTTGCTTTGCTGTTTTCACTTCTGCTAATTCTTCATTAACTTGTGAAATCAAAAGAGAAGCATCTTCTTTTCCAAGGTAGCTTTCCAAAATCTCCATTTGCTCAGCAGATAGCTCCATCTTGCTGTCTCTCATTGTTAAGGTAGATAACCCTAACAATTTCATAATCATTTTTTTAAATTTCATATAAAATTATTTTAATTGTTTAAGTTCAAATAGTGTTAATACTAGATTATATGCTTTATCCATGTCTCCTATACTATCTGCCAACCCTACTTTAATAGCTTCTTTAGCTAAATAAGTTTTACCATGAAGAGCTTCATCTTTTACCTGTGGACGATAAGTTTTAACATCATTCATAAATCTTTGAGATATTATCGAAAGTCTTTTTTCCAACCCTTCATAATTCCCCGCCAAAGCATTAATAACATCTTCATTTTTATCTTGAGATTCTGGAGGTCTGATGATAATGATTTCATCTTTTGGTTTTTGAAAAACTATCATAGCACCAATAGAACCACACTCTGAAGTAAAATCGTTTCCTAACATTATATGATCACTAAGCATAGACGCAATCCAATAATGCAATGAACATGCTCTATCTACTAGAGCGATAACAGGTTTTTTGATTTTTGACTTGATGGATTGAAAGAGGGTAATAGCATCAGCATTTCCACCAGGTCCATCAATGGACAAGATAATCCCCTTTATCTCTGGATTGGCGTTTGCTTTTAAAATTTCATTGGTATAATAATTTGCACCAAAAGAACAAGCCCCTCCGTATTTGGTCATTTCTCCAATCATAGAGACCACTGCTACTTTATCCACTTCAATAACTTCCCCTTTACTGGTTATCTCCTGTTTAGATATATAACTATAGCTTTGTGGTTCAATTTTTTTTACTGAAGCATTTTCTAATATAGCTTTTGCTACTTTCTCATAATGCTGAAGATTAGCTCCCTCTAGCAACCAAGTACCACGAATGATTTCAGATATTAAATTCATAATGCAAAAATCATATTACTTATTGCATCTCCATGCCTCACTATTCGGAAGACATTTGAATAATCAAAAAGACTAACAAAGTTATTTGTCAGTCTTTTTCTTTGATATGAGATTAGCTGAATTTAATCTATGCTAGCTGAAAATGCGGCGGGTCATAAGGCTTTCGCCAATCACCACCCCAAACGATATTAATCCCTAATCTCTTAGCCGTAGCTTTGATATGGTCAGAAATCTCTTTTAATGCTGGAATAACATCATCACCCCGTGTTTGTACTTTGTCATCAATGAATGGGTATAAATCTACAGCATAGCCATAGCCATCTGCCTTAACTTGATGATTAGATTTCCGTTTAACACCATCTGCATAAGTTACTTTGGTCATTTTCCCCGTGTGAGGATTTTTTTTAGTTCGGCCCCAAGAGTAATACTCTTGTTGAGCCTTTGCCGTTCTCACGCCCTCGGTAATGGTAAAATCTACGGGGCTATCTTTAATAGCCTCTTGCATGAGTTTTACCAAATTAGGGTGAACTCCTTTTAAATTATCAAGACTTCTTTTGCTAAATACTGCCATGTTTATTTAATTATATATTTCACAATGATTTTCAAAGCCTCCCAAATAATAATACTGCCGATTACCCAGTAATACCACGGATAGGCTTCTCGTTCGGTCTTTTTCGTTTTGTTCCTTTCTTTTAGAGAGTGGATTTCAGATTTGTAGGCAGATTCTCTTTTCTCTAATTTTTCATTCTCTTCTTTCAAAGCAACAGCCGATGATTTTAAATAATCATTCTCCAAAGTAAGCCGATTTATCTGCACTGATTCTGTAATGCTTTCCTCTGACTCGGATTTCAGCGTACCGTTTTCGTGGTACTCTTTTTTTCTGCTCGTCTTTTGGCGTTGCTTCTGCTGTTGAATTTCTTGTTTGGCTTCGATTTTTTGTTCCAAATAAACCGTATCTCTGACGGTTCTAACACTCTCCCTGACGACATCTCTGTACTCGATTTTCGTTTCAGTCTTTTGTTGCTGCTTTTCGTTTTTCCGAGTGTCGATTTTACGGCTTCCGCAATTTATAAGCAATAGGCAGGAAGCTATAAGCAATAAGCTAATGATTTTCGGTTTTGTTTTTTTCATCTTTTAAATGTGTTAATAAATTATCCATTAAGTCTTGTCGCTCCTTGATTAATTTTATTACTTCTCTGAATGTTTGGTCGCTTCTTCGTCTTACCTTATCTTCAGCTTTCTCCCTAACAGATTTTGCTTCATTGAGCACCAAGCCTAAAGCAACGATGATGGTAAAGAATGGAATTGTAGCTATTTTATTCGGAATGAAGATAGGTGTAACGACATCAAAAACATCGAAAATCACTCCGAATGTCATCAGTGCATAATAATAGGTGGCTTTGTTTACCGTCCTGCGAAATCCCTCAGAGGTAGTGCATTCGCCTAAACTCTTTGCCTTTTTTACGCCGAAGATTAGGTCTATGCCTATTGCTAAACCTACAGCTAACCACGCTATGGAAACGATGAGTAGTGTGAGTAATATTTTGTCGTAATTTTTATCTAAAATGTCTAATATCATGGCTATTTAGGTATTTTTAGTTGCTGAGAGTAGTAGAACCCTCCTATTAATCTAATCACGGCGTGGCTTATCCAGTTAAACGCCCATTTCTTCGGGGCGTGGGCTTTTCGCCATCGTTTCCGCTCGTCATCGGCGAACTTCCGAGCTTTATATATGTTGTACCCAAAGTACTGGAACTGCCCCTGCTTGTCCTCCCAAAGTCGGTCGTGGATTAAATCCCCAATAACCCCCTCGTCCACGGGAGGAAACAGCCAATGTAACCAGCTAGGTACACTTGCACCGTCCCAAATGTAGCCTTTGGGAATATTCAGAATATAGCCGTCAGAGAGCTGTATTTCTAAGTCTTCTAATAATCTACAATGGCGGGGATATTGTTCGGATTTGGGTAACAGTTCAAACCATTTTACTCCTTTGGGTTTATGTAAGTATAATATTTTCATTACTTTAAAATTTCATCAAAAAAACCAACGGCATCATTTTGTGCAATATGAATTGAGAGTAATTTTACCAAGTTAGAAGCATCTGGATTTAAAATTATTTCCGAAAAATAATCAAAACTAGGAGCTTTCATGTATTCATCCTTTTGATCCTCCGTTCTTGTATCTTCTTCATCTTCTGATGGAGGTGTTACATAATTCGGATTAGGGATGGGGTTTCCGCTTAAGTCTCTCATGGTCGTCTTGGTATCGTTATTTACAATCCAATCCTTAATTCTCTTAACAAATAGATGAGAGACATCTTCTCCATTCTCGTTTTCGTGCATAAAATCTGCATCGATAACGATCTGCTCATGCCTACCGTCAATATTAGTTCCATATACCGTAACAAATCTTTTTACTTTTGGGAATAGCTGATTCCCGCTTATTTGTTGCTTTAATAATATTTTCATATAAAATTAATTTTTAATCCAATAGCTTACATCCTTCATGTAGAATTTGGAGAATATTATGGCATTTAAGTTTAATCCGAAAACCATGTATTTCATAGTATTTATATAACCCATTGCCCCCATTTGCAAAATACCATCGTGATAGCTCCTAGTAAAGAGCGTTACGATGTTTCCCTTCTTTATCATATAGAAGTCATTGTTCTTAAAATCTAAAAAATCTTTCGCTATTAATCTCGAATTATTCCTATAATCAAATGAACTTCTGAATCCCCCACTACCAAACCTTGTAAAAACAACATCATTGATTAAATCATGATTAGGTTCTAGATTAACACTTTCTCTGAAACCAAAGAAACTATTTACCCCACCTAACAAATCAGAACCGAAAAGTCTAAACCTAAGTACCCAATCTTTATCCACAGGTAATTCCTTGTTGATAAAGATGTTTATCAACGCGTTGTTCTCTTCGTTATTAGCTTGGTAGTCTAAGTCTCTGAATCCAGCGGGAACCTGCACTGCGTTACCATTGTAAAGCATTTCGCCATTTCTAAATTCAAAATCAGGAATCACAAACGATGACGCCGAAGAAGGAAACTTACTATTAGGGAGCTTCCTTACGACAAACTCGTTCGCCAATACTGGCGTAAATCCAATGCTATCAATACTCTTAACGAAATCCAGCGTATCGGTCAAATCTTGTGGATAGCTCGGGTTGGGTAGCCAGTTTACATTGGCTACATTGGTATTGTGATTAATTGTTATTGAGTTGGGCACCGTGAAATTGGTAATTATCTGAGGCTTATCGCTTTTAGCTATCTTCCCCGTAGCAGGGTTAAATACCAAATATTCGGCATAAGCAGGGTCGTAAGAATTATTACTCAGTTTATTACTTGGTAAGCCCTGCATCAGACTCTCGATTACGGGTTTACCACTGCTGACTGCCTCTTCTCCTAGCTCATTCTGAACTTTCATTTTATTGAAAGATGCGTCCGCAGACTTGTCCTCCAAACCTTTAATCCTCAATTTCGCCCCCGTGACATCAAGCTCACGGATTTGTCCTTGTGGGATTTTTAGATTGGAATTTGCTAAATTCTTACCAATATCTTCCAAGCTGTACCGCACTACATTATAATGAGGTTCGTTCTGCCCTGGCACTGTATTGAGTTCCTCTTCATAGCCTACTAAGAACTGTTGCCCAGCAAGTCCTAAAAGGGAACCTGCTGGCGTAGCATATCTTGTGGGAAAAGCTACTTTAGTTCTAAGTTTTTCTTCTATCTGCTCTTTAGTATAAACATTACCATTATTAATTTGATTTTCAGAATCTATTGTTGCTATATTCTCAGGTAAATTTCCTATTTCTAATATATCTTTTAAAAATATTTTATGCTGCTCAGATATATTGCTACCATCCAGCCTTACATACAAATCATTATATTCTACTCCAGAACTAGTAATATCTTCATCTACAATAATTTTCCCTTGATAAAAAAGCACAGGATTTTCATCTGCAAAATTTTGCTCAAAAGTAAGCTCATAGCCCTTCTTATCATTGTCATCTGTAAATGAACCAGTAAAATAAAGAGGATTATTTACAGAACCATAGATTCTCATAAATTCAGAGTCACATGATTTTATGATAGCAATAAAACCCTGATTGAGATTATTTTTTACAAATTCATTTATTTCTAATTCATCTCCAGGGTAATGACCTGTTATTTTCTTTTTCCAACCTCTAGAATCCACATCCCCTTCTGTTTCACGATAATGTACTTGAGATGTAGGCGTAGTATATAGGATATGAAACCTCCTTCCTGCTTTAATCATTATATCACCAGAAGTGAGAACCCCTCTTTTATCAATGTCAGGCATTGATACGATGTCTTCTCGATATAATAAAAATATTTCTCCCTTCGGAGTTCCTAATCCAGCGTTATTTCTTTGAGGCTTACGAGCATTCAAACGGAAATTACTCATTGACAAATTTTTGTCAAAAATAAAATGAGCACGGAATTTATCGTGCATCACTATTTTACATGAATAAACCCGATAACCTTTCGTGTTTATGTAGTTTGTAAATACCTCCTTTCTTTTGAAAACGATTAAACATATTACGAAGCTGTTTTTCAGAGTAACCATATTCAAGAAGTTCATAATGATCACAGAACTTCTCAATAGCTTCTTTAATCTTTTGATGAGAATTAGAACCTAGACTGTATCCTTTCACAAAAAAATAAAATGATGAACGAAAATTACAATCTAAAAATTTATAAAAAGAATCCAATTCTTCAAAACTCAAATCCACACGAAATTGAGCAGAGTTTTGAAATTCCAATAATTCAGAAGAAAACGCTCTTTTATATCCCACTTTAGTAGAATATAAAGTAAGGGCATAAAATTTTACTTTATAATCTGGTCTGATTTTTCTTGTAAGAAACATGCCTAAAATAGATTTAGGATCCACTTCTATTTCAGTGAAATCCCCTTCATCTTTCATTACGGTAACTCCATTCATTTCTTTTTTAATAAAGGGAATCAAATAACCAGGAACACCTATAGGGCAAATTCTAATCATAATTTAGCGATAATGTACTAAAACTAATAATTGTTTTCTTCTCATCTGATGAAATATCAAAAGAAAAAGGTGCATTCGATTGATAATCATTACCGTAAAATACAAATAAAAATTCTTTTTCTGTGGAAACGACTATCGCTCCCACAGAAAAAATATTATTCAACTCTGAAGGTAATAGTGTACTAGGAACACTATACATAATTTTTTTTTCGAAAAAACTTCCTTGTTTATCTTGTTTTAGTTCTATTGTCATTTTTGCTGTACCTGGAGTACAATAAATAGAATTTACTTTCTGAGCGATATGCAAGATTTCATCATTACTCATATCCTTTTCGAGCAAATCTTTAGAAATAAGTTTTATTTCCTTCAATATATGTGATTGCTTTTTTCTCATAAAACAAATTTACAAAAAAACAAACATAAAACAATGATTAATAATAAAATAAATTATTTACTTAAAGTAAAAAAATTAATATTAAACATCCTGTATTCCTATTCATTATTTTGAGATTCTAATTGTGTGGATTTTATTTGAAAATAAAATCACAGAATTAAAATAAACTCTAAAAACGGGATTTTTTTTGTAAGATTGTAAGGATTGACATAACTATATAATTTTCAATCATTTGTGCATTAATTTTAATTTGTAAGGAAGCCCAAAACGGCAAAAATGATTTTGTAAGGCTGTTTTTCCTTACATTTTTTTTGTAAGACTATCCTATTCCTTACAAAAAGAAAAAAGATTTTGTAATGCTCTAAATCCTTACAAATCCGACACTTTCGGTAATTCCTTACAGTCTTACAATTTTTTTACAATTTTTACGAGGGGAGTGGGGAGCAGGTAGTGGTCCGCTCGGCCGAATGGCTACGGTGTAAAATCTCGTTATAATTTCAGTAAATTAGGACGCTCCCAATCGCTGAGAATGGCATAAAAAAATCCTCCCGAAGCACGGGAGGATATAATGAAATCTCGCGGTTTTTACTTGATTAGTATTTTACCAAAATAGAAAGCGGCTAAACTGCCACACATCGCTCCAAGTGAGTAAATTACCCGTTGTTTCTCACTTCCAAAGGCTACTTTCTTCACATTGTGAGACCATATATAGCTGATTAGGAAACCACAAATCAGCAATCCCATAATGAAATCCTTAGCAATAAAGTAGGTGTTTAGCACCACTAAAAATACCTGGGTAAATCCCGTAAGAAACAATGACTTCATTTTGATATTTGTTTTAATTTTTTCTTTTTCCACTCTTTACGGGTTTTTATATTCTTTATCCCCGCTCTTACCTCTCTTAATATACCAAGCTGCCGGTCTTTTACCCAAACAAAATGCTCACGGCGTGGCCGAATTACCTGCACTTTACCTTCTAATTTCTCTTCCCAGGTTTCTAAGTCTTCTATACGGTTTGGGATGTCCTTATAAACTCTGGTCTGTTTATCCTCTGTAAGCCCTTCCATTTCATAGGTAAAGCCTATTTTTTCTCCCTGTCTGTACAAAATAGTCATCACTTGCCCTGTCTTGAGAATCCAAATACCGACTATGTCAATATTCATCAGGGAGCAATGCAAGGAAAACGCTGGAAACATTTTCCGCATTTCATCTGTTGTTCTGAAAAAATCAGCCATATAGATCGTCGTTTTCTTCGTTATCCTCGTGGGTTTCCTTAGGAATTTCTATATAAAAATGTTCCTCTGTTTTGCCCTCGTGCCAAGCCATAATACGGTGGTTAGACTTGTCCGTTACTCTATCTGCAGGGTTAAAAATGTAGCCCTTCAGCTCACAGAACTGCTGAACCTTCTTCTTGAATGCCGTGGAGGAGATATTTTGCATCGTCTTATTGTAATTCTTCAGATGCTCGTATGCCACCTTACGGCACACCATATTGTCCACATTTTCATTTTGGAAATAATCTTCAGCCCACTCCAGGAATACCACACCAATTTCCGCAATAAGATTGCGTTTACGGATATTGCCTTCAGGTGCTCCTATTTTTTCTGTTACCGAAAGGTAAAACTGCAGACATTGCATCGAGAAATTCAGGAATAAATTCCACTGAGGCATATCCCACTCCGAGAACAGACGATGTTCAAAATCGTGCATTGGGTTTCGCTCGGCAAAACCGTCTATTTCACCGTGATACCAATTGGCAAAAGACATAAATAGCACCCTGCCTTTGGAGGAAGAATCTAAGCCTACGGGAGCGTAATTGGTAGATATGCAGAATTTTGGCGACAAATAAAACGGAATGAGATAAGCATTTTGGTTCTTCGGATTGACATTTAAGTCGCCCGTGATGTCTGTGAATAACTGCTGGAACTGGAAACGCTTATCGGCATCATCAAAGAGAACATAATCCGTTTGTTCCGTGATGCCATCGTACAAGAACTCGCTATCCAATAACCCTTTCTTTCTTGCACCTAAATATTTAGAGTTCATAAATAGTCTGAGTGCCAGGGATGAGAATAGGGATTTCCCTGTGCGGCCGTGCGACTCGTTATCATCCACCACCTCATTGTCCATAATGTAGAGACACCAGGCTTTGGACGGATCTTTGTAGCGATGGAGCATATAGCCGAAGCAAAATACCTTATTGATGAAATGTAACTCCTGCTCGTAGATTTGATCATCAGTAAGCGTATGCTTATCGATAATGAACTTGTTTTCATTCAGATATTCGTCGTACTGATAAGTCTTAACTTCTTTCAGTTCTTCCTTCCAATAGACACGGCTGGCGTTGATAAGATAGTTCATAAAATCGCAGTCCTTGCGGAGAATACTCAGGTCCCAGTTGCCATTGTCGTCTTTTTTAATATTAAAAAACGGCTCTTCTACCGTGAGTTTAGACGAATCGATTTCGCAACGAGTTTGCCTGAAGATGATTTCGTTCAGAATATCTTGCTCCATCACATAGTTACGATACCCCTTATCAATTCTCTCTATTTTGTCTTTGGTCACTTCCCAAATGAATTTATCAAAGAAAAAGTACTGGGATTTAGGCGTGTAATCTGTGAAATCAAATTCTTTGGTTTCCAAATTCACGAGCTTTTTCTCACTCACTGCCTCTGTGCCGATGACCATATTTAACAGTTCATCGGGGAAAAGTCTCAATCCTTTTTCCTTTTGTTTTTTATCTAAAAAAACATTGAAAAAGTCTTTGATTTCTTGTGAATTAACCTCACGAAGTATATGTTTGGTCTGCTGAACAAAGTAGTACCCTTCCTTGCGTTGTGGATCCTTGATTCTGAAAAAACCATTTAGCTTCAGAAAGTTAAATGCGTTTTTATAATTTACTGAATAAGTAGGTGTACCATCTACTATTTTGCCCTCCTTATTTCGCTTGTATTTTACCGTCCAGAACCGTGCAGGTCTTGCCAGTTCCAGCAGTCTTTTGACTTTACGGCGTAGCTCTCTTTGCTCTTTATCGCCAAATTCGGCTTCCGTTTTCATATAGTCCGTGAAATCTTTCATCGGACTGCCACGAAAATCCTTTCTCTTGCCCAATTCAGTAGGCAACCAAGCCGTTTTGACTTCGATATGTTCTAAGGCCAATTTCTTCCCAGCTTCATAACCTGTAGGGTCAAGATCTGGTACATTTACCACTTCTTCGGCATATTTGAACAACATCCCAATTTGACTTTCAGTGATGTCGGCTGTCTCGGAATTAAACCAGACAACTACTTCCCCAGTGGAAGCCATATTGAGTGAATCCCTATCGCCTGAGCAGATAACGATGCGTTCCAGCTTCTTTTCCCGAGGTTCTATAGCGTACCCTTCTTCATCGTATTCTATCTCATTTTGCAAAGCATTGTATATGCTTTTAGCATTTTCCAGTCCGAAAATATGCTGTACTGGTTTTTTGCCTAAATAAGAGAAACGGTACTTCTTATCAGCTGATTTTGGCTTGTAGATTTTGAGCCACTCTCTTTGTGGCTGAGGCTGTTCCACGGAGGGTTTGCCCTCTTGTAAAGATAGTTTAGGCTTTCCGCCGCCCTCGGTTACGATGAATGCAAACACAGGGAAAGTGTCCGATGATTCCACCGTATATACCTTGCACAGCTCACGCTGTACGCTCTCTTCTTTTTTGAGCCAGGAATAAGACTTCAAGGAATAAAGTCCGTATTTCTGGCAAACCTCCTTGGTTACCAATGGGCCAAGAACTTCCAGTTCATAGTCTGTAAATTCTTTAATCTCATAGCAGTAACCGTCTTCATTCAGCTCACCTTGGAACTCGGAAAACTGGCAAAAGGAGATGTTTTTTTGCTTGGTTTTGGAATCATCAAGAATTCCCAACTCTTTGCCTAGCTGGAGCAACGCCTCGAAATAAGTAAGCCCCATTTCCTTGGCGTAAATATGAATTCCATTTCGGCTTTGGCTGTAAAACCCACCTGTATCGCCCCAGTCTTTCACGAAATACACGCCGTCTTTCTTAGAAATATTAGCAGACTCCGTACCCTCTTGACGAATTTTAAAATGCTTGTTCAGCCGAGCCTGTGGCAGAAACCTGGTAATAAGATCCAGCCCTCCGTTGGTCGCTTGAAAAATATTATCTTGATTTATAGGGAAACTCATTAGGCTTATGAAATATTGCGTTAACAAAACCCTGCACTGCACGATGGCAGTGCAGGGAAAAAATAGTAAATATGAAAATGAAATGTGTCATTCAAATATTTTTGAATCTATTTTCATCTGAATTTCATTTAAAATAGAAGACTCCTCGCTGTAGTCTCTATTCATTTTCTTTTTAGATGAAATAATAGTGGTAAACAACTCTTTTAATTTTTGAAGCTCTTCAATGGTGTATTTCTCTTTTTCAATTCCTTGATTGTCGAAAAATATATCACGAGCTTCTCTAATGCAATTATCTATTGTCATTAGATGCTTTAAAAAATCTTTGATTTTTTTCATATTTATTTTTAAAAAAACTACCCCGCATTGCTTTTGATTCTTTTACTTCCTGTTTTCTAACAACGAGGTAGGATTGTTACCTTTGGTAGAGACTCTGTTATTTATTTAATATAGGTTCAGCACAGTAGGGACAATAAGTGTGCATAACCTTTATTTTTTTAGGGCGTTTTAAACCTTCAAGAAGAACTTCAAATTCTTCATATGTAGCAGATACAATGCTATTATTTATTATTGAAAAACTTATTTTGTTAAAATCAATATCCTTGATGATCTTGTCATCTATTTTCTGTTGTTCTAACAATCTTTTTTTCATGTTTTCAATACAGTCACACATTTTTTTATTTTTTTCAAAAAGGTAAATCATCATCTTCTTCAAAACCCTCAGCTTTTACTTCTGTCAACTTTTTTGTTCAATCCCTAAAATATTACTAACAGAACAACCAATATTGTTGTTTATAAAGCCATCATTTACAGCCTTTAGCATTAATGCAGCTTTATCTATTGTTACTCGTTCTGTTTCTATTATTTGTTTAGCAATACCTTCTATAGCTTTAGATTTTTCTATTTCGGATCTCATTTGTTCTTCTGAAATAGTTTCATCATTCAAACGCTCAAGCTGAGCGAACAAATGATTTTTAAGGTCTTCAATTTTATTTCTTGCCATATTTATTTATTTTTCTCTTAATTCTTTGTAATAAAATGTTAGCCTTATATAGTTCAATCATTTTAGGTTCAGAAAGTATATTTTCATAATTATCTCTATTCTTAATCAATGTTCTTACATAACAATCTTTCAGAATGGTCCTATACTTTCTTTTCTTTAGCTTTGATTTTTCAGTTAAAACCTGTTTGTTTCTCTCTCTATAAGCCTTGGCGTATGTCAGCACTTTTTGTTTATTTTTCTGATAATACGCTTTAGCTCGTCTATTAGCCTCAATCCTCATGCAAGATTTGCAATAATTTTGGGGTCTATATTTTTGCCGTTCTTTGGAAAAATATCGGTCAAAAGATTCTATACTTTTGACTTCATTGCAGATAGGACATTTTTTTTGCTTCATTTACCTCTGAAATCTATTTCTATCACTTCGCAAAGAGGAGATACGCCATTCCAGTCATTCAGATAACAAGCTGTATCTATACAGGCATTAATCTCCATTTCAAACCCTGTTTCTTTTAAGAATTTATCCAACTTAGCCACAGGTTTAACCCTTTCATAATGGGTGTTTTGTGAAAACTTAAATGGTGTGCTTTTTTGTGGCACAATGAATGTTCCAAGCTGTGCTACTTGAGAGGCAATATCCATCGTGATAAACTCAAATTCAGAACCTGTGTATCTTTTACAAGTTTTGTTTGAAGCTGTTTTTATTAATCCAAAAGGTGGGTTAGATATAGCTATGTCAAAATCTGATAATTCTAATATTGCTCCATCTGTAATAGAAGCATTTAACCATTCGGCTTCTGGAAGAATCTTCCTTCCAACCCTAACATAATCAGGATTAAGCTCAACGCAGGTAACACTACACTTTTTAAAATGATGAGCGAAAAACGCCAACTTTCCAATCCCTGCACATAAGTCTATAACTTTAGCACCTTCAGGAATACAGCAGTTAGCAAAGTCCATTGCCAATTGCAGGGGCGTAAAAAATGCTCCAGCTATGGAATTAACATTGGTTGCTGCTTCGTGCCAGTGCTCCATTATGAAGTATTTATCGTCTTCAGTAAGCCTTTCTTTCTTCAAAAGAACTTCTGCCTCATTATGAAGTGTTGCTTGTTTCTTGGTGAGTTTCATTGATTACCATTTTATTATTTTGTCAATCAAAGCTCTTTGTTCTTCAGCTGTTTTCCTGAGGTAAATTCTCGTGGTTTCAAGTTTATCATGCCCCATAAGATCTGCCAAAAAAACTATATCATTCAGTTTTTTAAGGAATTCTTTAGCGAACATGTGACGGAACGAGTGAGGATAAACCACCTTGGGGTTTAACCCGTATTTTTTAGCAAAATGTTTGAGCTGTCCTGCAATCCCTCTCGTAGTAATTCGTTCGCCAAATTTATTCTGAAAAACATATCCTCTAATACCGTTCTCTTTAATCCATTTTCTAATTTCTTTACAAAGTGTTTTAGGAAGCCATAGTCTCCTGTACTTGTCGCCCTTAGAGATAACATCTAGATAGCCATCTTCAAAATTTTCAGTTTTCAACTGAATTAATTCTGAAACCCTTGCCCCTGTTGCCCCCAAACACCATATCATAAAGTAGTCTTTCATTTTATTATCTTCCTTAAGTCTGTTTTTAAGGAAATTGTAATCCGAGATGGAAATTACATTCTCTAAAAAAGACTTCTGTTGAACCTTTACAAACTTTACCTTTAACCTTGGGTCAAAGTCCTTGAATATTAAAAAACTATTAATCGCCTGTAATCTAAGATTAACCGTACTTGCTCCTTTATTTTCCGTTAAATAGGCTTTATATGCCATTAAGGTGTTTTTTGTAATAGTTCCAAATTTTTCACAAAATAACTTGACACTATAGAGATAAACCTCAATTGTGTTTTTGCTTTTCTCTTGAGAAGCAAGATATTTTTCAAAAGACTTTAAATCTTCTTCTGTTATAGTATATTTGATGTCTTTTACTTTCATATTTAATACAGTTACACATTTTTCAAAAAGGCAAATCATCATCTTCTTCAAAATCCTCAGCTTTTGCTTCTGTGATTTTTGGCGTATGCTTCTTGAGATTTCCAATGTAGGGGTTCTTTTCCCCTGCTTTTATAAATTCTTCTTTCAGCTGCACTTGGATAGAAGCATCGTTGTCGTAGTCATCGGGCTTGTCATTCACCCAAATATTAATATTGACTAACCTTACGCCACTTTATTTTTTATTTTTCTTCATATATTTTTTTTAATCTTTGGTTTGCTATTTTCCTCAGTAAGAAAATATTTTCTATAAACCCAAAACGGCTCAAATCACTAATAAATTCACAGAATTTTATCAGTTTATCTTCATCATCGATGCTGAGTAACTGTATAGTTAATTCTCCAATGGACACTTTATATCCCATACCTATTCTTATTAAATCAGAAGCCGTAATTATTCCTTCTTTCTTATACTGGAATAGATTTTTTAACAACTTAATAGATTTTATTTCAGATAGATGATTAATATTTTCTATCATCTCCGAAATGTTCAATTTCAAGGGGAGTTTTTCCATATTGAATATATTTTTAAAAAAACCAGACGACCTATAAAATCTATGAGGTAGATTTTATAGAATCATCTGATTCTTGACCAACGATATCTTCTTCATTAAAGCCATTTTCTTTATAAAAATTAATGGCTACAGGCTGCATTAGTGAAAAAGGTTTGGAATTTCCACTTAATGCTCTTTTAGCAGAACGCTCTACGCTATTCTGCTTTATTCCTAAAATTTCTGATAACTTCCGACTAAAGTCAGAGTCAGAAATAATCTTATGTAGGATTTTTTTATCTAATTTCATAATAAAAATTATTTATATTTGTCATTACATTTTGTAATTACATTGTATTATTACAGAGTGACCTGACAAAGTTACAGATTTTTCTGTGAAAACAAAATTTTTACAGAAATTTTTGTGAAAATTTTCTGTAAAAACAATATCATGGAAATAAATCTAAAGAAATTCAAAGCGTTAGTAGAGGATCTTAAGAAGAAAAAAATTGCTACAAAAGGACAGGTTGCTAACGCAATGGGATATAAATCCAACAATAATCTCACTGAAATACTTAGTGGGAGGGTTAAATTACCAGAGGAAAAAGTTCGAATGTTCTGTGAGAAGTATAAAGTAGATATTAATACTTTAACTGAAAATGAAATTACAGAGCGAAAAGATTTTTTTACAGAAAATATTTTAAACGAACCATTATTCAATTATTCTTCAGAAACCACATTAAAAAGAATTGAAAATATAAAAAGTGAATTTACTCTATTATACCAAACTCAAAAAGAAATAGAACAAATAACGGAATCTACTTATAAAATAATGAAACACCAAACAGAAAGATTGAATCATTTAAAACAACTAATCGGGCTATAATGTCTCAATTTTGTCACTCAGTTTTTGACAGTTTCTCATATAAGACTAATTATCAATATATAATGAACAAATAAAAAAGAGTAAAATACTCCTCCCGCGTTCACAGACTGAGTGAGGATTTATATAGTATAAATCCTCATTTGTCTTTTTAAGTTAAAGAATATTAAGGGTTTAGGGTTTAAAAATTTCACCTTTCTAAAATATCTCTTATTGTAGAAATTTGCAATTTTGTCCCAAGTCCTGTCCCATAAATAAAAATGTGGGACAGAAGTCTGCCGGTTATAATTTTTTTTAATCGGTATGGAGCAATTTTACAACTTAAATTTTCAGGAGTTTCATAGTGCTAAATCAAATTTTGCTAGTATGAAACATTCATTTTTCTTGAAGGATTATCAAGATAAAAATGGAAAATCCCAAATTTATCTCAATCTTTACATTCATCAACAAAGGAAAAAGATTCCTTTAAAAATTTTCGTTCATAAAAAATATTGGAATAAGAATAAGCAAGAAGTACATAAATCATTTGAAAATGCTGTGGATTATAATTTACTTCTTCGTGATATAGAAGCAAAAATAAATAAAATTGAAATTCAATTCAGACTGAGCAATCAGATACTTACAGTAGATAAATGTGCGGAATTACTTCAACGACCAGATTTAACAGTGGATTTTATTGCTTTCATGGAGTATGAAATGAGCCTTAAATCAATGGAAGAAAATTCTCTGAAGAATCACAACTCTGTATTAAAAAAACTGAAATCTTATAGACCGAATTTATTATTTGCTGATGTAAATGAGGCATTTATTGCTAAATATAGACGGTACTTAGCAAATCAATTAGGAAACCAAGAAGTTACTATTGATAGTAATATAAAAGTCATTAAACACTACATTAAATTAGCTAAAAAAAGGGGTATTATTCTTAATATTGATATAGAGCAAATAAAAATCAGACAGCATCGTTCTCACAGAACTAACCTTTCTTTATCTGAAGTAGAGATAATGAAAGAGTATTATTTTTCTAAGTTCATTAAAGATAGTCACAAAAAAACATTAGGATATTTTTTATTTAATTGTATGACAGGACTTAGAATCAATGACTTACTAAAAATAAAGAGAGAACAGCTTGATGAAAGCTTTTTTAATTTTTGGAATCAAAAATCTAAAAAACAACAAATATTGATGACCAATGAAACATGTAAACAAATACTTGCATACGATGAAAGCCTTTTTATTGAAAAAATTACACCTAAGACTATCAATGAAACTATTAAAGAAATTGCAGTTTTTTTAGGAATTAAAAAGCATATTACATGTCATGTTGCTAGACACACTTTTGCAACTAATTATTTACGAAAGGGAGGAAAAGTTGAAAATTTACAGATTTTATTAGCACATTCGGACATAAAAACCACCATGATTTATGTCCATATCGTAGAATCTGATACGGTAAAAACAATGACTTTACTAGACGATTAAAACCTCTCAAAGGCAATGATTGCCTTTGAGAGGTTTTTGTTTTTTATAAAACAGTTTCGGTAGTGATTTCCACTTCATAAGTGTTACTACTTATTTTGTCTTTATTGATTGTTTTAATAATATGTTTTTTAGAATAACAATACAAATAATCTGTTACCTTAAAATGGCTAAATCTTGCTATGTCAGCTGTAAAACTCCATTGATATTCATCACTATTTATTCTAGTACTTAGCCATTTTTCCCAATTCGTTTCAAATAATAAAGGAAAAGTACAACCTGGAGGATTGAGAGCATCATTCATACCATTTATTAAGCCTTCATAATGAACTAAAGATAAAATCGTATCCGAATCTTTTTTAACTTGAGCGGTAGGCGTATGGTTTTCTTTTGCCTTAGCTATAGGCATTACATAACCATTAATTTCTATAGTAGATGTTGTTTTTCCTGGAACACCATTTAGTTTCATTCCATTCTTATCATAATAGACGGCATCTAGCTTATATCCATCATCTAAATCCATGAATTTTAAAAAGAAGGATTTTTCATTTTTTAGAGTTCTCTTAGGAGATTTTACCTCATAGGCTCTAAAATCCTTAGGCTCTGGAGGAGCTTCAAAACCTATTTTATTCATATAAACAGTACGCCCTAATATCTGTACATCGTAGTTAAACCAATTTTGAATAATATTAACAAATTCATTAAAAGTAAGATTGGGAACAGCCCTAGTTAAGTCAATCTTGTTTTCATTGACTACTACTTTATATTCTTCTGCATTTTCATTACTATCATTCTCTTGAGCAGACTGAGAACGAAGATGAGCAAGAAGAATTTCAGGGATTACAGGATCTGTTCCCGAGCCGCTTCCATGAAAACCGCCCACAGTTCCACTTCTTAATTCCATATCATACCTAAAGGAAACTTTTACTTCAGTATTTGCATTTTGAATGATCAGAAAGTGAGATTTAAAAAAATCATATTCGTTGTTAGTAGGAATCACCGTTACCACCCCATTAACTTCTATTTTTAAATAGACAATACGAGGGGCTACCCATGTAGGCTGAGAAGCGGTAAAATGAAAATCCAGTCTATACTGATCCGCTTTCTCAACAGTAAATACTGCTTCGTATTCATATTCTCCATAGGTTTTCGGGGGATTTTTTATTATATTTCTTCTTTTATACTGGTTTTTATTCACTCTCAGTACTTCTTTATTTAATATCCATTGATTTTTGAAATATTGCCCTCCAGAGAAAACCCATTTATCTTGTAAATTTTTATCCTGTAAAATATCTCCTTGTAGCTCATATCCAGCGTCTTCAAAACCCGTTTTCAGTAAATACAAAATATGGGGACAGGGATGAACAATGTTTACATTATCAATAGTCCAACCGTTTTGTTCTGTAGGATATACATTCTCTGCAAATTTTAATTGACCGTTTACATTTTTAGCATGGTTATAGTACCCCTCGAAAGCATCCCACATTACTTCACTTGGTTTATATTTTTTTGTGTGGATCCTCGGAAAATTAAAGTTAGTTTCTGGATATTTTTTAGAACAAACTACTGCAGCATATTCATATATATTAGCCACTTCTATAACTTCCAATGGTAATTCTGATAGCTTTTTATCGTGATTAGGAATTTCCTCAAAGCCAAAATCTATTTGGCCCGTAAGAAATTTGCCTTCTATACTCATTATTTCAAGTTTTGCATCATGAATTCTATTTTCAAAGAGTAATTTCCCTTCGATAACTTTGGGAATATCCCAAACTTCATGGCTTACATAATCACCAAAGGTATGGGTAAATTCTTCATCTACATAGATTTCAAACGGAAAAGTAAATTTCGTTAATTGTTTATCATTTAGTTTTGAGTTACCTTCTTGAAAAGAGATTTTTTGTGAGGATAAATCCATCACTCCTTTTTCTGTGAAAAATTTTACTTCCATATCTCGCTGATGATTAAAAATTCAAGTTCAAAAGTAACAAGCTGATTTGTACTATCTTCGCCATCTAATTTTTCCCCATTAGGGATACATTTTAATAACCTATCATCCATTTCTATATAAACAATAGAGCTAGACATCATTTCTTCTATCATAGGAATTTCTGCTTTCAGAATAAAACCTGTATTGATTGATAAGGATTTTTCTTTTTCCGAATCGTACTTCTTCTTTTTATTGGTAAAAACACTTTTGCTTATAGTATGATGATAGGCAGTTTTAATTTTAAACTCACCAGTAAAAGTGGCCCATTCTGGCACTAAGTTTTGATTCAGCCACTGAATATGAAAAGCATTTTGAGGAGCTGGAAAAGAAATCACCTTCATTGTTCCAAAGTTAAAAACTTTGGGAAAATTTAGATTGTATTCGGTAAGAATGAGGCAACTTATATCATATGCCGCACCATTATTGATTGACTTGAGTATTCCCCAAGTATTAGGGACAGCAACCCCTTCAATGTAGGATATAAGCATTTTAGATAAATTCACACGCTTACGAATACGATGATTAGTAAGTAAGGGATAAGCTTTAGGTTTTTCCCCTGGATAGAAATAAAAAGTTCCCAAACTTTTCTGATGAAGTTCCTCAAACTTATCATTTAAATTTGCTATATCTATTTGAATGGATATAGGCTTCATAATATGTTTCTTCAAAGCCATATCAAGTAAAATCTCTTTAAAGGGCTCTATAAATTGTTGTACTTTTTCTCCTATATCTATATTGGTCTCTCCATTAAAATATATTAGGTCATAGATTTGCTGTATATGATGTTCTTCATTGGAAATATACTGTGTGCCATTTATTTTTACCCGCTTGTATTTTAGATTCGGATGATATTGTTTGAAATAGATTTTCTTTGCGTCTAGACAAAAATTATATTCTTCCAATTCGTTAACAATTTCTGCATCTATAACATTGATAATCATATTAACAATAACTTGATTTACACTATCAGAAATAATCACTTCCCCAGTGTATATACCTGGTAAAAGCGTAGCAGAATTAGCCGTAATTACTTCAATTTGATTTCCACCAACAGCCTCTACTGTAAGCCAATACGGTGCAGAAATATTTACCGTAGAACTATCTACTGAAAGAGTAACACTTTTGGATTTTGATTCCCCCTTTGAGCGATCTAAATGCAATACCAGTGCGAACATTTTTAAGATTTCTATCATTCGAATATCGTTTTTCTGAAGTTAAACACGGCTTCTGAATTGGCAAGAACATACTGTTCCAGCTGAGCGTTTTCGCTCCAGTTCCCAGAACCTTCCAAAACAAGGTGAAAATCCCCCGCTTTTATCAGGCACACTTTGCTATGATTCCAAAAGTATTTCACCTTGAAATTAGCATTATGTTTTGCTACGCCCTCTAGTACATCTATGGCAACGGGATTCCGTTTTATCATAGAATCCGAGATCAGCAGAGTTACTTCACCTATTCTCCCTTTTTGCTGCAGCTCCTGCAAGGCTTCTATCACACGCCTACTGATGCTGTAAGTCTTACAGCGTAAACTCTGGAAAGAAGGATTTTAATTTTGAACTTGTATTGACTTTTTATCTCTTTTTTGATAGGAAATACTTAAATTTGTGAATTAAGAATCATTAACATTCATGGAAAATCTAGAAAACGCTTCTTTAAATACCTCCTCTACTCCTCCTTTTGAATCTAGAATAGCACTTACTGAGTTGAGAAATAGCTTAGAAAAAGTAAAAACAGAAATCAGAAAGGTCATTGTAGGGCAAGATTCAATGATAGAACACCTTCTTGCTGCATTGCTTTCTAATGGACACTGCCTGATAGAAGGGGTGCCCGGAGTGGCAAAAACCATTACTGCAAAATTACTCTCTAAAACGGTAAAAGTAGATTTCAGTAGAATACAGTTTACTCCAGACCTTATGCCTTCGGATATTCTGGGTACTTCTGTTTTTAATATTAAAAATTCTGAATTCGAATTTAAAAAAGGACCTATTTTTTCTAATTTTATTCTCATAGATGAAATTAACCGCTCTCCAGCGAAAACGCAAGCCGCTCTCTTCGAAGTGATGGAAGAAAGGCAAATTACCATGGACGGAACTCGTTATCCAATGGAAAAACCTTTTATGGTATTGGCTACACAGAACCCTGTGGAACAAGAAGGTACTTACCGTCTTCCTGAAGCTCAGCTTGACCGATTTCTATTCAAAATTAATGTAGGTTACCCTGATTTACATCAAGAAATAGAGATTATTAATCATCAACATCATAGTAAATTAGCGGATAAAACAGAGGTAGTCCAAGCGGTACTCTCTCGTGAGCAATTATCAGAATATCAAGAAATAGTAAAAAATGTCATCGTAGAACAACACTTAATAGAATATATTGCTAAAATCATTATCAATACCCGAGAAAATCAATTTCTATTTTTAGGGGCTTCGCCAAGGGCAAGTTTAGCATTGCTTACTGCTTCTAAAGCCTTTGCGGTGATAAGAGGAAGAGATTTTGTAACGCCAGAAGATATTAAGGAAGTAGCCTATGCCGTGTTGAGACATCGTATAGTGGTTTCTCCAGAAAGAGAAATGGAGGGACTTACCGCAGACGAAATTATTAAGCAAATCTTAGAATCTATAGAGATACCGAGGTAA